CCAAACGTTAGTCCAGTCCAACTTCTTGCAACTAGTCCTGTACCGCTAGACCATGTACCGCCATAGTTTGAACTGTATGCAGAGCTAGTAGTTTCAGCGGCTATAGCGACAAATTTTCCGTTGCCGTACGCAACTTTACTCCAAGTAGTCAACGAAGGCAATGTAGTTGTTCTCCAACCTTCTCCGTTGTTAATAGAATATAGTGCAACTGAACCTGGATCTCCAAGGGCGCCACCGCTGGAAATTACAACCCAGCGATTGTTACCGTAGGCAATATCTGTCCAAGTTTTTGGACTTGGCAAAGGTATTGCGTCCCAGGTTGCGCCACCGTCTGTCGATTTTCCAGCAATAGCATTACCACTTGGTAGAGCAATAAATGTGCCATCGCCATAGGCTAATCCTATCCAACTAGTGCCCGGAGCCAATGTATTAGTTGTCGATGCTGTTTGTGTCAAACTAGGAGCAGATATTGTAACTCTTGGTTCAACATAGTAAACGGTTGAATTATCTAATAACGCTTCTATAGTAGTTCCTGGATTCATATGATCCCAACCTACTGCCGCAATGTTCATAGATCCGGTATCTGTTTTTAATGTACTTGCAGTGCCGCCAGGTGTACCGCTGACTGTAAATGTTGAAGTACTATCGATCGTCTTGACATAATATGTTGTTCCAGCAGATACATCTCCAAACAAATTAGTCGAATATGTACCGTTCATCGAACCGTAACCAATGGTTAGTGTCGATTTTGCATTTGTAGTTGTTCCTGTCATCGATCCTGATGCTGTAGACAATGTAAATGCTGCCGCTGTTGTTTTACCCAATACTTCTCCGGTAGCAGTTGAAAGGTTTAGCGCACTACCTCCAGGAGAAGAACTAATTGTAAATGTTGTTGCATCATTAACGGCTAGAATATAATATGTTGTTTCGTTGACAATACCGCCAAATGTATTTCCTGTAAACTTAATTGGATTGTTTGCAACAAATCCTGCTGTTGAGTCAACAGTAATTAAGTTTGTTAAAGTTTCTGTTTCTGTTACAGTTACAGAAATAACTGTATCTGTAACTGTAAATGTTGAAGAGTTAACAATCTTATTAACATAATACTTTGTTCCAGCAACAATTCCTCCAAACACAACGCCTGTAAATTCTATTGGATTTAATGGCACTAGCGATGCTGTTGAAGATGTTGTAATGTAATTTGTAGCCGCAGTAGTTGCTGTGGCAGTTATACTTACTAATGTTGTCGATATTGTAAATTTGGATGCTGAAATAACATCATTAACATAATATGTTGTACCTACTGCAATGTCTCCTATTGAGGTTCCAGTAAACTGAACAGGCATGTTAATTTTCATATCATTAGTTTGACCTAATACATAACTGTTATAACCTGGGAACGACATAGTCATTGCACCTGTGTCAGAATTTAACAGCCATGCTGTTCCAAAAGGTTCAGTACTGATAGTTATTGTCGTACCATCGATAATTTCTTTAATGTAATAAGTGTAAGAGTCGGTAACGCCGCCAAAAACTGCGCCGCCAAACTTAACTTGCATATTAACACTTAATTTTGCAGTACTAGCCAACGTTAACGTATTAGTTGATCCGCCAATTGTTTCAACAACGTTGACGAAATCAACAGAAGTATTAGTTACAGTGGTACTGTAATATGTAGGAATAAATTGTACTGGTTGATTCAAATACAATGTATCTGTGGTATAGTCTCCGTCTAAAGTAAGTATTCCTGTACTGTTATTTGTAGAAATAATGTTCAACGGTTCAAAAGATTCTTTAAGAATCTGTGCTACTTTAGTGCCCTCGTCATATGACGAAATATATCCGTATTGTCCTGCTCCTGTTCCGCTGTTAAGGAACACTCTCATACCAATGTAGTTACTTGCAGTTTTTGTATCTGATCCTGCTAAAGTAATAGTTTCTTCGTCTCCTGCTTGAGCATTATTAGATGACACTAAGTAATTTCTTCCGCCAACTGCACTACCTGTATCTGTAATACGTGCCTGGAATACTGCGTTGGATCTAATTTCGTCTCCAATTAAGCGAGCATTAGTACCTGCACCTACTATAGAATAATTTGCATAGGCAGTATATTGATCATTCTCTGTCTCAAGGTAGAACGTAGGATCAGAATTAATCTGAACTTGTGCTCCGTAGAAGCGTGTATTTCCGCTTAGACCTGCTCGACCTCTTGGATAAATTCTAAATTGAAGATTATTATTCAATCCAACATTGTCGTACACAGTCATCCATATTCTATACCAACCTTCAGTTAACTCTAGTTTACCGTATGAAACTGGAACTGCGCCGCCAGATGCTGTAGATACTGCAAGACCTTTAGTGCTAAATGTAAATTCTAAATAAGAATATACTGTTGATGAACCACTGTATATTGCGGCGATGTCAAATGTTGCAGATGATCCTTGTTTTGCGTAGATGCTAAATGTGTAATTTAAATCGCTGTTTGTTGGAACAACTCCTGAAACAGTGGCGGATAAAATAGAACTTCCCGATAGAGTTGCTACAGTTAAGAAGCAATCATTTGTTCCGTCTTCGCCGCCCAACGAGCTACCTGGAATTCTTAATTCGTTACCAGTAACGTAGCCGCTACCTCCAGCATTGACTACTGCTGAGTAACCTGTAGCACCCACAGTAATATCGAATGTAGCACTATTACCTGAACCAGTCACATTAACTGTTTCTACTGCTGTGTAAACTTTACCAGGAGGTAATACAGAAATATTTTGATAGATATAACTTGAATCGCTACCAGATGTTGCACCTGTCAGTGTCCATGCATCTGATTGTCCAAATGGAGATGTTGTATTCTTCTGAATAGTAACATTACCGTCTGTAGTCCATGGACTAGTTGAAAATTTATTACTGTATTGTAATAAGTTTGTTGTGTCTGCAACGTAGTTAGAGCCAGCATTACTAAATTGTATTGCTAATAATTCAGCATTAGTACCAAATGCACTTTGTACACTGGCCTGTACTTGGCTAGATCTGTTGTCAATTTTTCCTGAGATAGGAACTTCTGTATTATCGTAACCTTCAGCAATAACACCATATGTACCATATGAGCTGTTACCGTTGGTAGCACGGATTCTACCGCCGTCTTCGGCAAAATATCCAGCATAATTGTAGTAACCGAATACTGACACGCACTCAGTTAATGAATTAGAACCAGTACACCATACACCAATACCATCACTGATGATTTGTGTAAAGTCATTACAAGTTATTGAACGATTGCCGCCGTTGTGTAGTGTTCCATCGATTTTTAATCCGGTGCAACCGACACCAAAGTTGGTAACGTTTTGAATGTAAGGGCTTCGACGAATAATCCAAGTTCTAGTATCGTCAGGACCATTACCTGGATCTAGACTTACATAGGCACCACCCGTTGGTCTGCGTGTGCCAAAGCCGTTTGGACTTGTTAAAGATCCTGCTAGACCTGTTAATGTCATGTTACGAATGCCTGTAGCATTACGTACATAGAACATATCTTTCAAACAGTCTCCAGCATACACTGTCATAAATCCTGTGCCAGTTGTTAGTGCAACTACTGAACCTCCTACTGTTTCTGAAATAGTAATTTGACTGCCTACTATTTCTTTAACATAATATGTTTGTCCTAGAGTAACTCCACCAAAATCATCATTTGTTGTTGCCGCAGAAAATTGAATAGGCATATTAACTGTGACATTTTTAATAGATCTCAGTGTAAATCTATTAGTTGAGCTACTTGAGCTAGAAGTTGATGTATAAACAGTTACTTTAGGTTGTACCACAGTTCCACGAAGTTCGTCACCGATTAGAGCAGTATTATCTGCAACTATGATCGGTAGTTCTTCAGAATATGTTCCTGTTTTAATCATGATAGAAGTTGTCTGACCTTGATTAATTAAAGGAACATTTTCTGTGCTGGCATTTTGTATTGCATCGATTACAATGTTCATCAGGCTGGTAATTTCAAGATACGCACCAGACTCTAAAGTTAATCCATTGTTGATATACTGTTGTACTGTCGGGTCTGCTATTACTTCCCAATTTTGATTTCCAACGGTTTCTGGATTGTTATCGATATTGCCATCAATTAAACTCTTATAAAATATTTCGTTCCAATAGACAATGTCGTTAGTGACATAAGTTTCTGTAGCGTCCCAAACAATATTTTCAACTTGATAGTTAACATCTGGGTTAGAGTTTTGATAGACATAACCAATCAAAACTAATAGTCGTTCAAGTGCGGCAACAATATATGGCTGTGCCGCATCTGTTTCTGTGTTAAAGAAAGTAGTAGTGCTACCTTCAGCAAAGAATGCCTTAGTAGCAATTACTGTTCTACTATTACTAGCTCTAGTAATGTCATAAGAAAGTGCGTCAATAATTAATTCTGCATCTCGTCTAGTCGAGTATTCTTGGAATTCCGATGTTGGGCTAAATGGAGAATTACTATTTGCTTTTTGATATAGCATCCACTGATACATTTCTTCAACTAAGAAATCTTTGTTCTCAGTTAATAATGTATTGGCATTCTGGAAATAAAATCCGTTCTCAACTTGTTGACAAGCATACGCAATAGTTTTCCAAGGTTTATCCCATGTCTGACCGTGATCTGCATCGTCTACACCGTCGTTAGATACGTAGTACAGATCTGGAATAACAAACATTTTTTTCCAGTTTGGTTGTCCGTTAGAAATGTGGAAGTGATAATCTTCTGTATCTCCGGCAGCACCGCCTTGTGGAATAATTGGAACAGCAACAGTTGATGTTCCGTCAAATGTAACAATGTCGCCTTGAGTATTACCTGCGTTTTCTTTTGCATGAACTACATATACTACCCAGAATGCGTTAGCAACATCTAGGTCAGGTCTAAAGAACGAACTAGATGTATGATTTCTAATACAACGATATGTGCAGTTTTCCCAGATTACTAAGTCGCCGATAATATAATTTGTGGTGTTAGTCCAGAAATTAGTCCATCTAACTGATGGAACAACCAACTTCCATTTAAGATAATTGACACCTACAAAGTCAATATTGTCCCCATTGGTCAATGAACCGTTAGGAACTTCGCTGATAATCAATGTTGTACTGTCATTTACAGATACCACAGTCTGGCCTTGCGTAAATGATGGGTTAACTAAAACCATGCCCTTTGTAATGCCAGCCGTTGAAACTACTTTTAAAGTTGTTCCAGAACTTCCTGTGTCCACATAAGAACCAGTTACTGCATAACTTGTTGGATCTTGGCCTGCGCTATCTATCACGGCTGTGAATAATTGTCCGCCTCTGCGTACAACATCACCGACTCTATATTGAGCACCCGAACTCCACTCGTTCATCATTCTATAACCTTGGGTTATTAGTTCCCAAGCAGATGACGAGTCTTCAGCATTAACTGAAGGAATGATATTTAAGTTATTGTTGATTAAACTTACGTAAGTGTAACCGCCATAGATAACAATGTCGCCTTTTTGATACAATGCTGAACTGGTCCAGCCATTTTCAAATTGTGTACCTGGTAGCCAAACATTAAATGTAGTTGTATCAAATGTAGTAGTAGAAGTATGTCCTTCTGTACAAATATAAACATCTGCTCCTAGTTTAACAAGGTCGTTTAATTTATATCTTGTCGATGCAGTCCAAGCACCTTTGTATTCGATACCATTGTTTACTACTTCCCATTTGTAGTTGTCTGCTTCGCGGCCGTCTGTAATATTGTCAGCAGATGTATGATCTTCAACGCAACGATAAACTATACCGCCATATTTTACAATATCTCCAAAACCATAGACAGTAGAAATAGCCCAAGCAGTATTCCAGTTATCGAACTGTGCGTATGTGTCCCATTTGGTTAGGTCAATGGTTGTTAATCCACTGGTATGTGCCTCGGTACAAATATAAACAACACCACCAAATCTAATGATATTGCCGATTGAATAAAATGTGCTCGGTGTCCATTCTTCTCTCCATGCTCGACCATCAATCATTAGTTCCCAGCGAGGAGTGCTTGCGCCACCGCCTGTTACATAATATAAGTCGTCGTAGAAATTACTAGAGGATGTGTGCGGCTCTTTACATACGTAAGTTTTACCTTCGTATTGAGATACAGCGTCTCTGTTGTAGAACACGCCATCGTTCCATTGTCCTTTCCAGGTATATCTTAATCTACCAATTTTAAATTCTGCCGCCATTTTTAATCCTTAAATTATCATTAAACTCATGTACTTATCACACTATAGAATCGACTGGATAAACATATTCTTTGTTTAGACGTACAACAAATTCGCCGTTGTCGTTGATATAGTAAAACATACTTCTGCTGTCCCATCTATACTGATCCCACTCTAAATTTGAGTAAGGACGACTATGGTCGAGTTCTAATCTACCTTCAAAGAAATCAACACCGTATTGAAAATCCGTAAAGTCGTTTTCTGTTAAACCTGGATTGTTGATAGTAATATCGTCTTCATCTTTTAAACCGTCAACTTTAATAAAATAAAGCATTCCGTTGTCATCTCTTCTTAGCCCGTAGAAAAAACGTATGCTAAGGTCACCTGCTAGGTCTGATGGTTGTGTTCCAATATAGTATGTCATTATCTATTCCTTATGATATTTCAACATAACTCATGATGCAGTCTAATGCCGCTTCTTGGCTAGCAGAAATATGAATTGCGTTATTTGGTGCTAAAATTAATTTTTCGCCACCGTTAACAACACGTAAACTTGAATTTGGTGCTATAATAATATCTTTAATAAAATAACCTACAGTACTAGCATCGTCTGTAACGGTAATACTGGCTAAAATATTACTGCCTGTTAAATTTGCCAGACTTAAACCAATGACTGTACCTCTGGTACTTGGTCCAAATTCTAAAACTTGTATAGGAGTTGTTCCTATTTCGTTAACTACTTTGTTCTTAAAAAAGTTTGCCATGTTCTTATCCTAATATCAGTGCGTAGGTGATTGCAATATCTTCAGCAGTGGCCGCATTAATACCACCACCAGCACCTGCGGCAGAGTCCCAAGTAGTTCCATTAAAAATTTCTAACTGTTTTAGTTCTGAGTTGTAACGTGTCATACCGACTACAGCGTATGCTGGACGTTCTGAGCTAATACCTGTTGGAACTACGAAACCATTTGTACCTGCAATTTTAAAATATCCAGTTCCGGACTGAGTAATTGTTGTTATTGCTCCAGAAACTGTGTTTGTTATAGTATTATCTTTAATAGCAAAGTTGGCCAGTTTGATACTGCCTGTACCTGTGGCATTAAAAATAATGTCTGTGTTTGTTGTACTGCTAATTGTATTGCCGTCAATAATAATGTTGTCAACTTCAACACGTGGCACTTGTAATCTAGCACTGGTTAAATCTGCTGTTACAACATTATTGTTGTAAAATCTAATAGTATCATCATTTGCGCCAGGTGTTAGTTCTGCTGTGATACGTGTTGTATCATCCAAGTCGCCGACACCACTTAGTTTAATCCAGTTAACTCCGTCATAGCCTTCATAACGACCCATCTGGCTATTGAAACGAATCATACCAGACTGTGCTGTTGGACGCTCTGCTGTGTTACCCACAGGAATTATTAAACTTTGATTTGAATTAATGCTTACTAGTTTATTAGTTCCTGGTTGGATTACAATGTCGCTGGCAGAATTACTGCTGATAACGTTTGCGTTAACATTAAATTCTTCTAGAACAATGTAGCCTGTGCCATTAGCACGTAGTTCTAAATTACTGTTGGATACTGTTGTGGCAATGTAATTGTCTTTGACAATTATGTCACCTGTATAAAATTCTTCTGCTGTAACTCTGTTACTGGCCAATGCGTTTGTTGAACTGACGTTTCCGCTGACAGTTAAATTCTGTCCCAATGAAACGTTGTTATATGGCATTGTAATAATGCCTGTACCGGCTGCGCTTAATTCTAAATTACTGTTAGAAAGTGTTGTTTTAATTGTGTTGCCAGCAATTTTAATATTTTGAAATTGTGCATCGCTGCCAACTGTTAATGTGCCCGAAACGCTGTAGTTACCAGTCTGTGTTACGTTACCAGTTTGAATAATATTACCAGTGTAGGTAACTGTTCCGGTAATATTTGTATTACCTAATGTAGATGTTCCTAGTACTGTTAGGTCGTTGTTAATTAAAACATTGTCACTAGGTACATAAATTCTTCCTGTGCCGTTAGCACGTAATTCTAAGTCAGCATTTGAGTCAACGGTTTTAATTACATTGCCGTCGATATTAATACTGTCAACGTGTAAATTACCAGTGTATAAATTTGCCCACTGTAGTCCGTTAGTTCCTAGTGTATAAGTTTCTGTTACGCCTGGAGTGATATTGCTGGTAATACCGGCAACAATGCTAATAGTGTCAGTGGGCTGATCACCTAGTGTAATATTTCCGCCAACTGTTACGTTACCAGTAACATCTAAATTACCAGTAATGTTTACATTATTTTGTAGATTAATTTCATCGTTGGCACTTAGAACGTTAACTACACCGGTAGTGCTTTCAATAGTGTTGCCACTGATTTTAATATTACCAGTGCTAACTTCTGTACCATCAATATAAGTTGTGTTTACGCCATCAGTAAATGTTACACCAGTTAAAGAACTAATGTTAAAACTTGTTGTGGTAAATTCTACTGTACCAGAGGCCTGGTTAACATAAAATAAGTCGCCAACTCTAAAGTCACCTTTATGGTCGACGCTGGAATAATAAATCTTTGCACCGTTTAGTTCAACAACTTCGTTAGCCTGTACTACATACGTTACATCATTATCTGTTCTGTGTAGTACACCAATATAGGCTAAGTTCTGTCCAATTAAGTAAGCAACAACACCTAGTCCGTCGCCATAGATACCATAGTTACCATAAACTGCGGCAGATCCAATACTACGAACTTCTGCACCAAAGTCTGAATAATCAACTAGACTAAATGCTGTGGCTGTGCCTCCTGCATTAGTTCTAATGTCCTGTGGCAATAGAACATCGTCTACAAAAACTGTAGAAGTATCTGCGCCGTCAAAGTGCGCTAACAATACGCTGTAAGAATCGTTTGGTAGTGCAGAAGAAGGAGCAGTAAACGAACTAGTGTGTCTAGCAGTTCCTTTGCTCACTCGGACATCGTCTACATATCCAACAAAATTTGCAGATCCGCTACCATCAGAACCTATTCTAAATGAACCATTATTGCCTACATCTCCTGCAACAGTATCAGTTGTTCCTAATAAAGTTCCGTTGACAAATGCTCTGATAGTTGAACCACTTCGTGTAAATGCGATGTGTGTCCATGTGTTAATAGATATTGTGCCGCCAAAAGTAACAGTACTGCTTCCGTAAAAGTTTCCTTTTAGTGTACCGTTTTCAATCATTGTGGTGTATCTGTCGGCTGCTTCACCACCGATGGTAAACAATGAAAATGTGCCAGTTACGTTTGTTGGATAGAACCAACCTTCTAATGCGAAATCTGCATCGAATACAAAGTCAGTTAAACTGTTTACAGTTACATAATCGCCTGTACCGTCTAGATACAGACTAGCAGTTCCAAATTTTTTCTGTGCTGTTTTAAGTTGTGCATCTCCATTGGCTGTAATAGTTTTACCGCCACGTTCTGACTGTGTTTCTAATCCTGTAACTTTACCTGTTAGATAAATTTTACCGTCTGTACCAACTTCGTCGATTGTACCTGAGCCTAGAACAGTAACTCCGTCTGTGTCATAGTAACTTAGTGTGTTGCCCACAGCAAATGTACCGGAGTTGCCAGTAACTCTAACTTCTGTTCTACCCTGTCCAGCAAATCCTTCGCTACTGCTGTACAAATACATACCTTTATCAGCAAAGTATGTAAACGAGTTTAACCATTCAATTCTTGCACCGTTTGTAGCAATTAATGTTTCAGCCGCTGGTGTGATAAATGTCACTGCGTGGAATAACATGGCCGCTTCAATGCTGTTTGCATTGACAATGCTACCGTCTAAGAATGCACCGTGACCTGCATCACCTGCGGCATATCCGCGAGGGTCATCTGCTGTGGCTGTACCCAGTCTTACACTACTACCAAAGGTTAAAACTGTAATATTTTTTACATAAGGACTGCGTGTACTAACAGTCATACCTGGAGCAAATGTAAATGCGTGTCCAGTGTTGCCAATTGGCTCGTGCTCAAAACCTGTAATTGTAAAGTCTTGAATGGTAGTTTCGCCATTCATCTTGAAACAGTCTTGTTGACGTGTTGCCGCTGTAGGACGAATTGTTACAGAACGCAGGTTAGCACCAACAATCGCAACGCCCTGTGGTACTGTTAGTGGAAAAATTTCTTCGTAATCGCCAGGGTACACATAAACAGTATCGCCTGTAGTTGCTTGGCTAAGAGCATGTTTGATTGTTAAGAACGGATCGTTTTGGTGTGTGCCGCTGTAACTGTCACTGCCGTTTACAGCAACGTACCAAATGTTCCCCTGACGTAGGTTTAAGTTAATGTTATCTACAACTAAATCACCAGTATCGATTACATCAGCAAATAAGTTGTTAGTCCATACGTCTGCCCAACGTTTGCCACTTTCACCTAATGTGTAAGTATCGTCTTGATCTGGAACAATGTTGCTGGCTACATCTGCGGCAAAAGTAATATTATCTGTATTGGCATCACCTAATGTAATATTGCCGTCTGCTGTGATATTTCCAGTAGCATGAATATTTCCGTAAACATTAGTGTCGGCAAATACTTCTACTGTGCCTGTGCCATTTGGACGTAGTTCAAGATTGGTGTTTGTGCTGTTTGTGCTGATAACATTGTTTTCTATGTCAATGTCGTCAACACGTAATTTTGCTTGATATACTACTGGACTTGCACCGCTAGGTAGCAAGGATAATACATCTTGTGTTGTGGAAATTGTTGTAGCAGAAATGCTAATGTCTGCAATTTCTGCTAGAGTATCTACTAGTAAGTTAGTAGTTCTAGTTGTACCATTTACGTGTAAAGTATGTGTAGGGTCGTTAGTCTTTATACCAACTCTGTGGTTGGCGGAGTCTGGATCAGTAACTTTTAAGTAAACAAGGTCAGTCTCAAAGGCTAAATCCACACCCTGGCGTAGAAGGTTGGCCTTTAAGAGCGGACCGGAAATTCGACCAACGGCCATATATCACTCCTGATAACCCCGTGTTTCACGGTTAACCAAGTTCTCATCCCTTGCGGGCTCTTTGCTGGTTTACCACAGTTTAATCATACAAGAAATTGGTCGTTCCTTGTAATCAGTAGTATTTAGCCGTTTGTATTTTTAACCTAGTATTAGGTTCCAAAGATAGGAAATGTCTTCCATATATTGTTGCGTAACAGTTTCGCCCTCACCGCCAGCATTACCCCATTTTGTACCAGTCCACACTTCAACAACACTTTCTTCAATGTTGTATCTAGTTTCACCGACTTCTGGGGATGAAGGTTGTTCTGCTGTAGTTCCGTAGGGAATTACTAGACCATTAGTTCCAGTAAATTTAATATATCCTAGCCCTGTAGATCCAAGTGTTATTGCAGAATTTAACTCGTTTCTAATATCAGATCCATCTGGGGTAATATTTTCAATTCTATTAAGTCCGGTTCCATTGGGTGCAAATGTTAGATCATTGTTAGTTGTAGTAACTGTGTTAACATCAAATAATGTATTGTCTACTAGTAATCCGTTAGTACGTAATCTTGTGGAAGTAATATCCATTGTTAGGATATTATCTGCTTTAAAGTTTATTTCTTCACTAGAACCAGCAGTTACAGATGTTTGTCTATCTGCTGAATATACTCCGCCAAATGCCGCGCCATAGCCTTCAAAAATTCCAGTTGTGGTATTAAATCTAACATCACCTTGTTGGAATGTTGGGCGATTTGCCGTGGTACCTTTTGGAACTATTAATGCCGCAGTAGTATCAAATTTTAAATTTTTACCAGTGTTGGGCTGTAGTACAATGTCATCTGCATTAGAAACAGTACTTCCAGTAAATTTTGTAGTTTCTAAAAATACTCCGCCTGCAGAGTTTCCTCTTAATTCTAAATTTGAGTTACTGGTAGTTGTAGAAATGTAGTTGTCTTTGATTAAGATATCTGCATTATAAAATTCTTCAGCAGTATATCTATTGCTGGCTGTGATATTTGTTGTGTAATAATCACCAGAAATGCTAAGACTTCGTGTAATGCTAACATTATCTACTGGAATTTGTATAATGCCGGAAGCGTGTGCGCTTAGTTCTAAATCACTGTTTGAATCACTGGTGAAAATTCTATTATTAACTATCTGAACATTGTCAAAATATGCGCTAGATCCTACAGTTAATGTTCCGCTAATGTCTAAAAATCCTGTGTTAGATTTATCACCAGCGAGTACTACTGCACCGGTATGATTTAAAGTTCCTATAACATTTACAGATTTTACAGTAGTTAATCCGCTGACAGTAAGATTTTGGTCGAACGCCGCATAATCTTTTAAGTTTACGATTCCTGCAGAATTAGCACGTAGTTCTAAGTCACTGTTTGACACAGTAGTTTCTATTACATTTCCTCTAATTCTAATATCGTTAATATTTGCTTCTGATGTATAAGTATCTCGCCATACTTTTGTACTTGAACCTAAGTTGTAGGTTTCTGTTACATCTGGTTCAAAATTTTGATTTAATGTTTGTTTGAATGTTACGGTATCTACTGTTTGATTACCTAAAATTAATTGTCCACCTAGACTAAAATCTCCGGTGATATCTAAATTCTTAGCAACATTAACATCTAAAGTTAGGTTAGTTTCTCCGCTGGCTGATAAAATGTTTACTTCGCCAAATAAAGATTCAATTGTATTTCCTGCTATTTTTAAATTGCCTGTATTAACAAAATCTTTTGTAATTGTTGTTACGTCTGCGCCCGTGGTAATAGTCAAACCAGTTGCACCTGTTGATGCTAATCCGCTGGCGTCAAAACTAACTGTACCATTTTCAAAATCGACATAAAATTGATCGCCTACACGGAATGTACCTTTGTGATCCTGACTTTGATAGTAAACTCTACCGCTGTTTAATTCTACTGTTTCGTTAGTTTGTACAACTAGTGTGTCATCATTAGTAGCATCTTTGCCTGTACCTATATAGGCAAAGTTGTGCTGAATTAGATACATTAATGTATCTGCACCGTCTGCTACTGCTCCATAATTTCCGTAAACGTTTGCTGAACCAATACTACGAACTTCTGCACCATAGGCCAGTGTGCTACCATCTTCAGTTAATCTACCTGTGCCTTGTATAGCATATAGAGCTCTATTAGCAAAATATGTAAATGAATTTAACCATTCAACACGCACACCGTTGGTCATTGTCAATGCATCTACACCAGGTGTGATAAATGTCACAGCATGGAACAACATACTTGCTTCTTTAGTTAAGTAGTTTGTTTCACTACCGTCTACTAGGGCACCTTTACCCGCATCGCCACTGGCAAAACCTCTTGGATCATCGGCTGTAGTTGTTGTACCTTGTGTTATAACTGATACATTTTGAATGTAAGGACTGCGACTAGTTACCTGCGCATTTGGAGCAAAACGGAAAGCATAACCTTTGTCGTTAATACTGTCATAGTAAAAGTCTTTGATTGTTAAGTTATTAACTGTGGTTTCACCATTTAAATGAAATACGTCTTCGCTTTGACTGGCTGTGTCTGGAACAATGGTAACGCTTCTTAATTCTAATCCACTTACAGCAACACCTGCCGGAACAACTAATGGTAATAGTTCTGCATAAGTTCCTGGATATATTTTAATTGTGTCACCGGCAGTGGCCACGCTTAATGCTTTTTCAATAGTAGCATACGGTGCGTTTTCGTGATTACCTTGATTTAAGTTATCGCCATTTTCAGCAACAAACCATGTTTTGCCCGGACGAAGAGCATAGTTAACTCCACTAGGAGTTGATAAACTGCTAGTAGTTACTTGTTGCCCGTTGACTAGATTTGTGTACAGGCCGTTCCATCTATTAGATGATGATGTTCCTAAACTATAAAATGCATCTGTATCTGGAACAATGTTACTGGCTATGTCTGCATTAAAATCTACAGCATCGTTTTGATCTGAACCAAATGTAATCGTGCCGTCTAAGGTAATATCGCCGGTAGAGTGTAAATTACCAGTAATATTAAACTCGTTGTAAACTTCTAACGTGCCTGATCCGTTTGGTCTAATTTCTAAGTTAGTATTAGATGAACTTGCTGTCAAGGCGGCATCGCCCAAATCGATAACATCATCAAATGTTGTTGTAGATGCTAGTCCTAAGTCTAAGAAGAAATCCTGTCCGCCGCTGGCTGGACCACCGTCTAATTGATCTAATAAAATACTGCTAGTAGTGGCAATAATATTATTGTTAATAAAAATATCGTCTGTAGATATAGCAGATGCAACTACACGATTAACTGCGGTAATGTTTAACGATCCTAATGCTGTAGTAATTCTAGAGAAATCTACAGTAATATCGTTATTAGTAAAATTTGTTGATAGTGTATTGGTACTGCGTGTTGTACCTAATACTTCTAATTCTGTGTTGGGAGAATTAGTTTTAATGCCCAAGCGGCTAGTGCCAACATCGAAGTATATTAAATCGGTTTCAAAGGAAAGATCAACACCGTCTCGCAACAGGTTGTCTTTAAGCATTCCACCGGAAATTCGGCCAATATCTACAGGCATGTGATTAGTCTCCAATAATATTTATTGGATCCTGAATTATTAAAAGTGTTGAGATTAACGGTCGAAGCCGTGAATGACAGTGACTGGTTTACCGTAAGGAACAGCACTTGTGAACTCTACAAAACGTCCAACTCTTGTTACAGTAACGCTAACAGTTCCAGATCCGCTAGCATTTGTGTTTAGTGTTAAACTTACGCCAGGACTTACACCTGTTACAGTCCCAGAAACACCAGATCCAGATACAGTTGCACCGATCATACTGTCAGTGGCTTCTGAAGTAATTAATGTTGGGTTTCCGTCTGTCTTTGCTACAGAAATAGTACTTGCGGGCGCATCTACTAGTGTGTAGTTTGTTGTAGAAATTTGATAAACGTTTTCAATTAATACGAATAAGTTCTGTGGGTTTGTTAGTTCTGGATATGGATAATCAGCATACCCCGAATCCAACGGGCCAAAATAAACTTCGGCAGCGTCACCGTTACCTAGATTTTGTTGTGTAATTAGTGCTGGTTCTTTAAATCTAAATTTGCGCCATGCCGCTGGAGTTCCTTGACGTCCTTCAAATTCTTGGTCCGTTGTGTTATAACGAATATGTCCTTCGACTGGACTAGTTACTGTGCCAGATTCGCCAGGACGACTAGTAGTAGGTCCGTTGGGAATTAACAATACGTTTTCAGTATCTAACTTAACTTCGTCTGTAATTTCAACCGCAATACGATTGTCTTTTACATTACGACTGTTTAATTGATTACGTTTTAAAAACTTCATTAACTTACTCTCATTGAAGTTAGAGATACACTTAGTCGTGTATTTGCATCTGCTGTTGCCCAAATTCTTTCTTCTGAACCTAGTACAATTTTTTCTGTATCAAATGTAAATGTTTCACCTGCTGGTATTGTTAAGTTATGAATAACTTTAGTAGTGTTAGCAATAGTAGCCGGTAAAGGTGCTAATAACCAAAGATTTAAAACAACATCCGATGTTGAATAATTGCAAAACATCATGCAGGTCACAGCATATTCTCTGTCATCAGAACCAACAGTGCCAGGGGCAGTATAAATTGCACTGCCTAGTGTAGTTACTAAATTGCTTGTGATTGCCATGTTCTATCCTTAAAATATCATACTGTAAACGATTGCTTTACGTTTACTTATTAATTCATCTTGCTTGTTCTCTGAGTTTACAAAGAACAATCCTGTGCCACCTTGGGCTTCATTCTTAGCATAAAGTTTTACACCATCGGCTACGCTTCCTGGATCTTCTGTTTGTAGGTATAATTTAAAATGGTCATCGACACCTACGCAACCTGTACCGTCACTGCGTAAAACTAAATCTTCGTTACTTAATCTACTTTCAATAGTAGCATTATAAAACTTTAAATTCTGTACTTCAAATCTGTCTACAAACCAAGCGGCATTAATTACATTATCTAAAGTTAATGTTAAATTACTTGGGCCACCATCTGCTTCAAAGTCACTAATTTCCAAATAAGAATCATACAATACTGTTACGCCGCCAATCTTAGCACTATCTTGTAATTTGTAAGGCGGATTTAATGTAAAGTAACTACCTACATAATCTGTAACTGCTTGAATGTTAGGAATAATATCTGGATCAATCGGAGGAAGGCCAGGTGCTGTATAATCTAAAACTTGTTCTTCATAGTTTACTGTGCCAGTAACGTTAACTACAGCCGTTCCTGTTCCTAACAAGTTTAAATTATATCCAGCAGTAGTAATGGAATTAGTCTGTATTCCAATTAAATCATCAGTTTCATTTTTAGCAACAAACAGTCCGCTACGTGTTGTACCAGATTGTGTATCTAACCAGTTTTTTGATTCATCAAAAACTAAAAAAACATCAGGTCTTGATCCGCGAGATATTTGAATACCCGCTTCTCCTAGTCCTGTTGGACTAATACCTGCGCCGCTTTCGCCTCTGTTTAATAGAATAATTTTATCTTCTATTTCAACGTTGACTGTTTGTATGGATGTTGTATTACCTAATACAGTTAAATCACCGGTGACAAGAACCGTACCAATTTGATCACCAGTATTCAGCGTAATTGTTCCGCCAGAATTAACTGATATCTTATAATCGGTGTCTTGTACTTTAACTATTCTTGCCATGTGTAATCCTTAATAAGGGACCTAAGTCCCTTATATTAAACTGCAATCAATACTAATACGTCTGCTGACGAATCGTTATCTAAATACCACTTGTACTTGTTACCGCTAAAGTCATAAGCAAGGCGCTTAGTTAATTTAGCAATAGCAGTAGTACCAGGAGTTTGACCAGTTGTAGAACCTAAAATACGAATTTCACCATTGGCTGCTGGTGTTCCAGAAACTAGTTTACCAACTTTTAAGTTAGTACCTGTAATAGAACTGATGCTTTCTGCTTCAGTAAATGCATCATCGGATGTTTTTAAAACAACGTATGTGCTCTTGCCACGTTGTTTAACAATTTGATAGTCACTGGCTAATGAACCGCCGAAGTAACCTTGAACTAAAATACCTGCTTGTGATGTAGTAAATGAACGAGTAACTTTAGTACCGTATACATCTTTCTTTAATGGACGTCCCATTTGTTTTCTCCTTATGTTGACGTTTTAGGTCTACGCAGAGGGATTCTGCATAAGTTCGCTAATGCGAATATAATTTAGACATTGTATTTAGCCACAAAAGAAAAAGGACTCCGAAGAGTCCTTTTCTTGTTACACTTGTTAAGTGTTGATTACTGGAATGTAGCGTTAGAGATACTAACTGTACCTAAGTAATCAGCCGCGTTACCAAGAGATGATGCTGTGTTGTTCAACTCAACATATCCATAACGAGTCATGAAAGACACGACTGGTTCGAATGATGTTGGGTCTAATACAACGCCAGAGCTCATCAATGGAACGTATGGGCAGTAGAAAGCGGCTGCGTCAGATTCGCTAGAACCTTTGTAACCAACTAATACTGATGCGCTGTCAGATGCGTATGTGTTAACATAGATCTTCATAGCATTGTTCAATGTACCAACAAACTTAGTGTTTGTAGGTGCTTCGAAAGTACCTTCTGTTGTTCTTGCGAACGCAGAAGTTGTTGCACTTTGAAGGATTGTTAATGCGTATGGGCTAACAACGGCCCAGTTACCAGCACCACGACGTGTACGTTGTGCGATAACGTTAGCGGCACGGTTGATTAGAACTGCCAAAGCGGCGTGTTCGTCACCAACGAATGTTGCTGTACCAGATACTGTTGCCTGGTCAAATGCTTGGTTGTTACCGTTAGATGTTGCAAGAGTTGCTAGGGAACCTAGAACTTCTTGGTCGATTTCAGCAGTGATTTCTTGAGCAAGAGCAGCCATGATTTCTGCTTCGATGTCAATACCTTGTTGGGCTTGTGCATCTTGAGCAGCCTCGAATGTCCAACGTGCAGACAATTTACGAGTCTTGGCTTCAACTGTTTGCTTCAAGATTTGGATGCTCATACGCTTACCAGCAACACCTTCTAATGCGGCAGTTGCGGCGGCTGTAGTAGCAGATCCGTTATTTGCAGAATAACCTTCTGCAATCTTGAATGGGCTTAGAGCCTCTTCACCAGCGGTAGCACCATATGTACCACTTAGTGTATCGCTGTAGCGAACACGTAGAGTATGGATTTGACCAACTGGACCAGTCATTGGTTGTACACCAACTAATTCGTTGGCAATAACTGTTGGCATAACACGACGGATCACTGGAAGGATCACGCGGTTAAGGGTTGCGACGTTACCGGCAGAAGTAGCACCAGTTGACGCAGATTCTGAAAGATACTTACGAGTATTCTCTAAAGTAACTCCCATTACGCTACGCTTGGTACCTTGAAGGCCTTCTAATAGTGCCTCTTTAGTTTCTTGCCAGCGGCTTTCTAGTAGTTCTGACATTTAAATTCTCCTTATTTTAATCCAGCAAGGCGACGGATGTCAATTACATCGGCCTGGCTATTAGCACTACTAATGCTATGGGTTTCTTTGTTGCCTGTGATTTCTTTTGCCTCTACAAGAGCCTTCTTCTTCTCCGGTGTGCTACCACTCAATACTGCTGGTAAGTACTTGTCGAAACTAGTACGTAGTTTTGCAGTTTGCACACTTTCTAGTAACTCGCTCATGATGTCTTTTTGGTCCTTGTTTAGAGGATTTAGAAGTTCACTCATTACTTCTTTACGTTCAGCGGCTTCTTGTGCGCGAGCAACTTCTTGCTCTTTGCTTTCTACCAACTGTTGCTTTTCAGAAATAATGCTCTGTGCTTCTGCGAGTTTTTGTTCTTTTTCTGCGATTACTTTGAGTAACTTGCTTGTCTCTGATTTCTCGTTCAACAAACTAGATTGATACTCAGTTGTAAATGCTTCAAAAATCTTACGTCCAAAGTCGTTTTGACGAGCTTGGTCGATATCTTCTTTAAGTTGAGTAATCTCTTTCTCAAGACCTTGTTTTACAACAGATTCAACTAATTCTGCTGAAGTCTTTACAAACTTGCTCTTAAGTTGAGCAAATTGTTCTTTTGCTTCTTTAACAAGTTTAACTTTGGTTTCTGCCAAGTCTTTCTTGTCATCATAGAAGTCTGCAATTTCCTTAGCCAATGCTTCGACTACAAACTGCTCTAACTTACTAAAATTCTCAGCCATTACTTTCTGATCTTCGTGAAGTTCAGAAATTTCTCTAGCAAGAGAAGTCAATACAAACTCGTTAAGTTTACTTGAGTGTTCGCGAATAGCAACAGCATACTTGGCTTTCGCCTCTGCTAGTTGTGCGCGATCTTCTGTAAACTCTTGGATTTCGACAGATAAACGATCTTCAATCATGTTATTGATTGCGTCGACCATTACTTGTTTGTCATGTTCGTATTTTTGCGCGAATTCTTCGCGTAGTTGTTGAGTAGCCTGTTCGCGGTTTTCAGCGATTCTGGCGTTCCAAGCAGACTCGATGTCTGCTTTGATTTCTTCGGAAATCACGTTGTTTTCAAATAATGATTTAAGTGCATCCAACATTGTGATTCTCCCTTGTTATTGGAGTCCGCCTATTATTTTTAATAGGCTTTCTTTTAAGTATTGCTGTGCCTTTGCGTCGCCTTGTACTTCTTGTGCTATTCTTAGTGCCTTATATCCGCCCTTACTATTCATGAGATGCTCATAAATGGGCGTTGGATACGCACCCGGGGCTGATGGTTGAGCTACTACATCAACTGTAATAATCTCGAAATCTGACACTTCACCGGATCCGTCTTCTTTGACGTTTCCGGATCCGCGCGAACTAACTCCTAACTTAACACCACTTTCCAACATAGTTTTCACTAATTGTCCCATTGGGGTTGGAAGAATCTTAAGTTTACCGTAACCATTTGGGCCATCCATCCACATTTCTGTAATCATATGGCTTACACGGTCTAGGTTAATTTTTAAGTCGTCTGGATGATCTACTTCGCCAAGAACTGAATATCCACCAGTGATCTGGTCGTTTAGTGTTTTGACAGCCCTGCCGATTTCGCTCACAGGATACACACGCTGATTTGCGTTACGAATGCCGCCCTGGATACAAATACCCTTCATATAAAGGTTTTTGCCTCCGTCGCCATCCGACTCCACAACCATTCGGGCTTGGTCGAATGTTAGGTTCTCACGTAAGTAGAAATTACTCATCTAGATTAGACCCTAATTAACCTTTGCTACCAATGATACTCTTGGTATCAGCGCCGCTTTCGCCTGCGCCTTTCTTCTCTGCGCCATGACCTTTGCTTTGAGCATTAAGTTTTGTCGCATTTTTTGAACCAGGCACATTAACGTTACCTGAATTCAAATCCTTTGTTGATGGATTTGCTAAACCACCTTGTGTACCACCTTTGTTGCTTTCGCCGCCTTTAGCGATATTAGCAACTGTGCCACCCATATCGTTCTTACCGGCTACGATTGACTTAGTGTTAGCACCGTTGTCACCGTGCTTTGGAGCACTTACTTTTTCTACGTATTCTACAACGTAGTCTTCTTTAGTTTCTTCTTCTTCGCCGCCTTCTTCGCCTTCAGGTGCTTCTGGACCTTCTTCTGATCCACCTGCTGGGAATTCGTCGCCGCCTTCTTCACCTTTGTCACCACCCATCATTTGTTCAAATTCTGCGGTTAGTGCATCGATAATGTCTTGTTTCATTAGGTCTAGGTCGCCTACAGTTGCTGGCTCTTCATCGCCACCTTCGCCACCGTCCATGTCATCTTCTGGTTCATCGGCATCGATATCGCTTAGTAAATCGGCTGCTGGCTCGTCTTGAGCTTCTAAACCAAATGCTTCTTCTGCTGGTTGATCAAATTGTAGATCATCGTCCAACAAGTTTTCGTAAATTTCGCGAGATTTTGCTACCACTAGTTCGTGGAACAATTCTTCGGCTTTTTGTTTGTCTTCATTAATTAGATATTCAAGCATCTGCTCGAACTTTGCGCGATCAGTCATTTATGTTCTCCTATATATGTGATGGGGTTATTCACCCGCAAGGCTGTCGATGTATTTACTATGTATATAAAAAAACCGGTGCAAACCGGTTCAAAATACGAAATTTTAATAAAATATCACAGACTTAAACTCATCATAAGTCATTGTACTATAATTTTTGTATTTCTGCCACCCGAACTCTAATGCACCAGGTTCAGTAATTCTAATGTATTTAGTATCAGTAAATTCTTTAATAACAGATTCGGTTTGACGTTGCCAGTTACCATGAAATGTAGCAGGTTCTGTACTGCGTCTGTAGTTAGGAGTATCCGAGTAAACGTTGTTTAGTTTATCGTTGATTCCTTTATAGTCAAAGCCTAGAATATAGATTGTATCGTAGCCGTGTGTACTGGCCAGCCATAGTGCTGTAGGCCCACTACTCCAGCCTTTTGACGGGTTAAAAAAGTTTAAATCGTAGATATTTTTAAGTTTTGTATTGACGTTAGTCCATACTGGGATACGCCTGTGTACTGCTTTATCTGTGATTTCCAATACCATTTTGGCATCTACTGCCACTAGATAATCTGGGTCACAGTCCCTGTACAATGCGTTACAGCCGTATAATTTGCCAAGAGCTTTTAGTCTGTTAGGTTCAATGGCCATACGGCTACGACCATTGCCTAACACAAAGGCGTGATTCATGTATTAATTTATCAAGCGGCTGGTGGAGGTGCCGCGTACATTCGAGCGATAAATTCTAGCTCTGCTTGAGTTTCTTTGACGTGTTGGTCGGATGCTCTACGTAACTCGTTGATTTGACCAAGAGTTAAACGAGTCTTGCGTGTGTCTTCTAAACCATTAAGGACATCAGTATCACGTTTAGCCATGTACTTGTCGTCCTGCTCTAGTTCAGCAGTTTCACGATTAAAATAAAATAGTTCGCGTAGGATCATATTATTATTTATGCTGGTGGAGCGGCTGGCGCGGGAGCGGCACCTGGTGCTGGCGCACCGCCTTCTGCTCCTGCTTCAGGTGCCATACCTTCGGGTGCTGGTGTTTCTCCTGCCATAGCACTAGCATCTGCGGCAATGCCCGTTGGGCTTACACCTGCTGTACGCAATTCTCCTGCGGCATCCATTGCGTTAGACTTGGCCATACCGCTTTCTTCTTTCCACAGACGTTCGTTTTCTGCTAAGTCTTCGTCTGTCATACCTAAGAAACGTTTTAGTGCAAACCGTTTAGCAATAAATGGCAATGCTACTACCTGTGCAAAAGTACTGATACGTTGATTGTCTAACTCTGCTTGACGATATGCGGCAAAGTTTTGTGGACTTTGGAAACGAATATCAAACAAACTAAAGTCAATGTTTACACCTTTGTTATACAAGAATAATTTAAATTCTGTATCAAATGTACTGATCATTAACGTTTGTAAACGCTCGCAATATTTGTTAAAACGTAGTTCTTGAATGTATGCTGTACCTACACGTCCATCATTAAATGCCGCTTGACTGTCATCTGCGCCTGTAGGCAAGTAACTGCTAGGAATACGTAGAGCTCGCATTAACTTGTTAGTAAAATACTTTAAGTCGTCGATTTCGCCCAGGTTAGTACCGCCCGGTAGCGTTTCAACTTTACTTCCACGACCTTCTGCTGTCTGTGGAAAGAAGTAGTCTTCATTGATAGACAACGGATTGTAAGCACTATCAATAGCACTGCCACCGCCTGTACTACTAGGAATACGTCTTTGATGAATCTCATTTTTAACTCTTTCAACAAAGCTCATGGCCAAGTGACTAGGCATATTGCCTACGTCAATGTAGAAAATTCTACGCTCTGGAGCACGTTGAATACGATAGATAATAATAGCATCTTCCAGTAATTCTTTCTGTTTGTAAACTTTAAAAACAGATTCTAACAGCGAATTACCAAAAGGATAATTGTTGTCTAAGCCTTCACTTAGACTAAGATGTACAACGTGTTTAGCATCAATAGCAAATTCATTTTGACTTTTGCTAAAACGTGTTCCTGACTGCTGAGGATATGATCCTGTCATACCGCGAGCACCGCTGCCGCCTTGTGTATAAGCGGCACCACCAGGCTGTTGATTTTGTGTATTAGGATTAATCTGTGTTACAACTAAATCCTGTAAATTAATGTTTAAGTCGCGGATAACGTATTGTTCTGGCTTCTTGCCTTCGCTTTCGTTAACAATAATCTTTACAACTTTACCCGGATCAACGTAATACCATTTTTGTGTTTCTGGATCGCGTACAAAGAATCCGTCGCCGTATTTGAACAAGTTACGTGCAATACGGAACATACGTGTATCAAGTTTTTGTAACTTAGTCCACTGTTGTAGGTATTCCTTTAAAATTTTAATTTCAGAATTTGTAGCACGATTTCTAAATTGTAATGTAAACGGTGTACCGTTTTCTTTATTTTTCTGTGTGCAAAACTCTGCTAGAATGTCCAATGCGGCATTAACTTCGCTGTCCCAATCCATGGTGTCGTACTGCATATAACGCTCAACACGATTTGGACTACCAGTGTAAACATCTGGAAGATAGGAACTATAGTTGGATCGTGCAGGACCAGGCTTTCCGCCTGCGCCGGATATCGGGCTAACGTTGCCTGTTGTTACTGGAGAGAAATGTCTTTTCCAACTCATTATTAATTCCTATTATGCACTATTATTTGAAGTTTGTCTAGTGTATTTGGCTGTCTTGCTCAAATAATCCACAGCGTCTGATTGATGTGAGACTAATTGACTCATATTCATATTTAACTGATTTAACAGGTCTACCATCTCTTTGCTGGACGCATCGGATACTTTTACGTTTCCAGGTGCTCCTTCTTTTTGCTCAGACTTCATAGAGCTCTTGATGGTTTCGCTTAATTTATTAATGTTATTATTCAGTTGATCTAAATTAGTGTTATTCAAATCTTTAAATGCACTAGTTGTTGTAGTAATTTCTTCTCTAAGATTTTTTAATTTAATAACACCTGCATCGATACTTGAACCCACTGCCTCTGGGAACATTAATTTTGAATAATCTACATCCTTTAATGCCGTTTTAAGTGCATTAACTTCTTGATTTAACTTTGCTACAGGTTCGGCAGCATTTGTCTCTGGAGGTTTTGGTGCATTTGCTTTTGGTATTTCTGCACCAGGTACTGTATTTTTAGTATTTTCCGTTTGTGCATTAGCGGCCGCATTTGTTTTTGTCTTTAAAAAGTCTGGAGTTAGAAAATCAACAACTTCATCTTTATAAATGATTAATCCTGCTGTTGTTGCTATTGCCCAGGCCCATGGATTCTTTATAGTGGAAACAATTTTTTCTAGTTTTCCGGCTTTTGCAACATCTTCTGCGGCTTCTGCGGCTGCTCCTGGCTTAACTGGTTCTCCTTTAGGAGTTTTAGGTTCACCACCTTTAGGTTCACCGCCACCTTTTTTCATTTCTTCATATTTTTTATAATCCATGCCAGCGGCTTTTGCACCAGCATAACCTATTGCAGTACCTACACCAGCCTTAATAAGAGCATCTGCAATCTCTTTACCTAGTGCGGCTCCAAACAATACTGGAATTCTTGCGGCTGGATCTAACTTAGCAAATTTTTCAGCGGCTGCTTCTGCACCACTTGCCGCCGATTTTAATCCAGTTGCGGTTAAATCTAGTACGCCACTTTCAATAAATGACTTCTTAAATGAATTTTGTACATTAGTTAATGTCTGATCTAAACCTGCTACTGCTCTTGTTGGGTCTGTCTTAGATGCAGCCAGACGTTTTTCTTGTTCTTCCTTGGCCATTGCGGCTGCTTTTTGCGAGTCGCCCATGCCTTGTAATACTGCTTTACCTAACATTGGAGTCATTTGACCCATAGTTGCCATTGCGGCGGCTGTTCTTCTTTCGCCTTCGCTGATATTTTCGCTGGCTTTGGCGGCTTTACTAAATCCAGCGTTCATATCGTCGACAGCAGACTTAGATCCGTTAAAAATTTCTCGGCCCATTTTACTAGCATCAACGCCTGCACTTTGCATTGTCAATGCAAATTGTCTTGCTTCAGCAGTTACAGCAACACCACCGCCAGCAATAATATCTTTAAAGCCTGCGGCCATTTTACCAGTTGGATCTAGTTGTTCTAACTGTTTAATTTTAGCATTAACTGCCGCCTGTTGGTCTGCATCTAATTTGCCTAATGCTAATTTCATTCTAGCATCACGTTGAGATGATTTATTGGCTTCATCTATCTGTTGTCTAGATAATCCTGTTGCCTTTGATAGTCTGTCTAGTTCTTCGTTATATTTTTCTTGACCTGCAACAATTTCATCAGTGCTCATCTTTGACAAGCGACCGTTGCGTTGTTGTTGTTCCATGTAACTAGCATTATATGTTGCTAGTTCATCCATACTAAATCCAAGCGCGGCAAATTTTTGACCGCTCTGTGCCATAAACTTGCCTTGTGTTTCAGCAAACTTAGTAGCACCAGCAGTGGCAGATCCAAACGCCATAGCCAGCGATTGGCTGTTTTCTTTTACAGTTTTTCCAAAAATTTCTAAAGGAAGTCTTGCTTCACCTGCTGATAGTTGTGCTTGTAACAATGAATCACCTAAGTCAATACCAGATCCACTTAGTGTTCTAAAAATTTGTATTTGATCTTCTAATGTTCCGCCAAATTGCTGAACTACATCGCTAACGCCCTTGATGTTTGCGCCGGGCATTTGTGCCAGTACACCAGAAAAATCTTTAATTGTAGGAGTAGTATTTGAAAATGTTTTAGCAAATGAGTCTGCACCAAGAGATACAGCATCTCCTGCTAGTTTCATTCGTGCCTTATATTCTTTTTCAGTTTCAGCACCTTTTCGCATTTGCTCAGCCCGAGCATCATTGTCTCCTGCGCCACCGCCACCGCCGGGCGTGGCACCAGGTTTTCCGCCTGCAGGTATTCCGCTTTTATTAATTGCCGCAAGTATCTGTCTAAGAGTCGAGTCTTCGGCAGCGTTTTCTACAATAACTGTTCCTACTCCAGGAACTATGGCTTTTACTGACATAATTTTTCCGTCAAAAACTGCGTATATAAATATAATGACACAGCAGTATATTATTTAGTTGGAGTAAAAACACATGGAAAATCAAGTAGCAGTACCGCAAAACCCGTTGAAGAAGTACTTTAGACAACCGAAGCTCTATGTTCGTTTGCCTAGTTCTGGTAATTTTTATCCACCAGGCACGTTAGAACCTACACAAAATATGGAGTTTCCAGTTTATGCTATGACTGCTAGAGATGAAATTTCTATTAAAACACCAGACGCATTGTTAAATGGTCAAAGTACTGTTGATGTTATTCAAAGTTGTATGCCTAATATTAAAAATGCCTGGGCAATTCCTAGTATTGATATTGATGCTATATTAATTGCTATTCGTATTGCAACATATGGCGAACAAATTGATGTAGATATTGCTATTCCAAACATATCAGAAACAAAAACGTATACTACTGACCTACGATTAGCGTTAGATAAACTGTTAGATGCTACATTTGATCCAGAAGTTCGAATTAATGATGAATTAACTGCATTTTTACGTCCATTATCCTATGAAGAATTTACTAAAAGTTCTTTAAAAAGTTTAGAAGAACAACGAATTTTTACTATTGTTAACAGTCAAGAACTAACAGAAGAACAAAAGATTGCTCAATTTAATAAGAGTTTTAAAGCATTAACTGAAATTACCATGAGATCAGTGGCCAATGGATTAGTCAAAGTTGTTACGCCTGAAGGCGAAGTAAGTGATCCAGCATTTATTAAAGAGTTTATCGATAATGCTGACAAAGAATTTTATACTAAAATCATCGATCACTTGGAAAAACAACGCATTAAGTTTCAAATGCCGTCGTTTAAAATTCAAACTACAGCAGAAGAGCAAGCTCAAGGTGCTCCTGCTGAATTTGAAACTCCTATAGGACTAGACGCTTCAAATTTTTTCGCGTAAAGCTCTTCAGCCTAACACTCGAAGACGCACTAAGAGTAGTTGAGGGGCTAGATAAAGAAGCAAAGTCCATAAGAACCGAATTGTTTAAATTGTGCTGGTATATGAGAGGTAGCATCACCATAGATGACGCATTTGCATTATCCTATGAAGATCGTGAAATCATATCGAATATTATCAAAGAGAATTTAGAAACTACTAAGAAATCAGGATTACCCTTTTTCTAATACTTCAAGATTCACTGCGTTCATCTGTTCATCGCTTCGCTCGAACTATTTGTTTTATTTTAATTATAGAGCATTATTAAGTGCGAAGCACTTTAGCATTATCCAGATTGTTCAGTCACACTTCGCCCGCACAGGGCAAAGTTAAAAACATTATCCGAGTTGCACAATGTCACACAGCGTTAGAGCATTACAGTGGCGGTTGTCCGGTACCACGAGCTCCGTCTTATCACAACGGCGGTAAACAAATATACGCTATCATACTTGCTTACGTGAGGTTTTTCTCCTCTCCTTGAGCCTTTTCTTCTTAAAACAGCAAAACCGCGGCAATTTGCGATCCTCGTCCTGTTAAGGATAGTTGCTGAGTACTCTTAACGGCAAGAGAATTCCGTCCCTGCGACCCGAGGTCCAGGTATAGAGCGCACGAATTTAGCCTGCGCTAGCCATTAACCGTTTGATTTTGCCTGTGCTTGTTCTAATAAACGCTGTCTTAGTATATTTGATCCGCCTACTCTAACATTAATAATACCGTTATAGTAGTCGTCAGTTTCTAAAACCCTACGTTCGAACTGCTCTCTTGCCTCTAGATAAGACATTTCTGCCTTGGATTTGCAAAAATAAAGTATTTCTCTTGTGAATTTTTCTGGACCTAGTGCGTGGACGTCTGCTTGTAATCTCTCAGATGAGCCCCAATATTCGCGCCAATCGCTTTCTACTGTGCTACGTCTTTTGAGTTTTTTGCCTTTGAGTGGTGGTTTTGTACGCTTAAACTGTGCTAGTTTTTTGCCTATATATTTCTGTCCAGATTGGTTGTTAGTGATGAGATAAACAAAGCCTATAACGCCTTCGGGTATTTCTTCAACTAATACATTTTGATAGTGCCACGACATGCACATATATACCAGTTACTCTGAATCATCTTGTGTCGTTTTGGCCTTTTTGTTTAATCGCCGCTGTGCCTGTATTTCCATTCGCCTTTTTGTGCATAAATCGCGTATGTCTCGCAGATATTCGCGAGCCTGTTGACTGGATGCAAAGTATCCATAACGTTCAAATCGTTCGTTCCAGCGTGAATATTCGATAAACGCTTTAACTAACTGGTCGTGAGTGTCGTCTTTGATGTCGTCAGTCATAAACTTCTATGTCGTTAGCATAACTTGTGAACCCGTTTTCTTTTATTACCTTGAGCACGTTGTTCACTCGACCCACTAATTCATCCCTATGAGAAATTAGATAGATGTTCTTATTACGTTCTCTGCCCATTTTCTTCAAAACACCCAGAGAGTTTTCAACGCCATTGGCGTCCATACCGCTATCGATAAGTTCATCTATGAATAAGAGATTAATGTTCTGGTATAATGATTCCCAGACATCGCGGAACGCCCACGACAATCCTAAGATTAAGCGATTCCTTTCTCCTCGTGACAGGTTATCAAAATCTAAGTCCTGCCCGAGTTGGGTTATTTCTACCGTTAGGTCATTTTGGAATACAACGGTGTGAGGTAGACCCACCTTATCAAGGTAATAAGTCAGACGGTTATTCAAGTAAGCAAGATTTTGATCTATAATCTTCTTACGAATAAACGAATCTTTTGAAGTTAACAGTTTTAATAAAAACTCTTGATGCTCTTTCATTAGATTTAAACTGTTAACAGAGTCCCACGCTACTTCTTGAAGTGCAGTATTCTCTAATTCAGTAATCTGCTCTTGGTAAGTATCGCGTTCTTCTTGTTTATTTTTTAATTGTACAGCAAGGCTATCTAAATTAGACCTATGATTATAGGCTTCGTTTAGTGTGTCATAGAAAGTCTGTGGACGACCGTTGATGTCTCCAATAGACTCAAGTTCCTTTATAATCAACTCGAGATCTCCCGCTACCTTGGACAAGTATGTATCTGCATCAGCGAGATTTTTCTCTGCCGCTTTAATCATTTCTTCATGTTTATGATCGTGCAGTTCTTGTTCACACGCAGGACAAGTCTTGTGTTCTAGTCGTTCTACTTCTTTCTGATACTTTCGTACAGTTTTATCAGCCTGCATCACAGCAGTTTCTAAGGTAGCCTTTTCTTTGTTAAGACTTTTAATTCTAGCCGCTTGTTCGTCATATACTTTTAACTTTTCATGCTGTGCAATTTCTGCATCAATATCCACGCCAGCCAGCTCATCTATGGCTTTTTGTATTTTACTAATGTCTGCATCTTTACTACGTTGCCAAGCCGCTTGTTTTAATTTTAAACTGTCGATGCTTTCTTGAATTTTATCATTGCTTTTCTTTACAGCATCAATTCTAGCACTTTCCTGTGTAATTTCTTCTTTAGTAATACGTACTTGCTCTTTGAGAGTTTCTGCTTTTTCACTTAAAAGTGTAATACCTAGTAATTGTTCAATAATTACACGCTGGTCGTTGGCCCGCATACTAAGAAATGGCTCAGTATAAGTGTTCAATGCAACAATGTGCTTGAACATATCATGACTCATGCCTAGTAATTCATCAATATCTTTCTGTGTTTCTCGACTATCGCCTTGACCTTCGTCATCTACATCTGCATTTTCTTGTTCTTGCTCGTCGACATAGAATTTTAATATGTTAGGTTTGCGCCCACGTTCGATTCTGTATAAACGTCCGTCTTTTTCAAACTCAACAGTAACTAACATATTCTTAGAATTAATCTTGTTAATAAGATTATCCTTCTTAATGTTAGTCAACGCCTGTCCGTAAAGCCCATAACTTAGTGCATTTACGATAGTGGTCTTACCCGTGCCGTTTCGAGAGCCGGAATCGTCACCTCCTTGGTCCAAGTTCTCGCCTAAGACGAGGGTAAGTTGTTCTTTACCAAAATCTACTGCCTGTGTAGCATTACCTACACTCATGAAATTTTTAACTGTTAAGTCTTTTATTCTAATCATAGGTTATTATAAATCGCGAGTAATACTTTAGGATCGTATGTGTCGCTTTGTATGCTGGCAATTTGATTACTAACAATTTGATCTACACTTTCAAACTGTTGGACATCAAGGTTAGTGTTAATTTCTACGTCTTTCTTCTCAGGAATTAATGTAAGTTCTCTGATATTTTCCTGAGCCATAAATGTTTCTTTAATAAAACTGGCTTCTTCGAAACTAATATCAATATCAATACCTACACGTAGATATGTTTTAGGAAGAATTAGTGTTTCGGATTCGTCAATAAGTTGACTCAGTTTTACAGTCTTAAACTTAGGAGCATCGTTCCAAACTTTATACACAGGCTTCTTTCCGTGTTCTAAAATCATCATGCCTCTGTCGTCGTCCCAAGCATCTGCATAGTTGTGCGGAAACGCATTACCAATGTAAACAATATTTTCTTTTGCTTGGCGTTTATGAAAGTGCCCGCTGAATACATATTCAGGGTTCTTAAAGTTGCTGGCCTGTAACTCACCGTGGTCCGGCATCTGCACCATTGCGTTCATCATAAACAACGGAAGTTCAAAGTGTCCAAACACATAACGACTTTTTAACTTTTCCATCTTTTTCCACTCATCGCCTACTAACCAAGGAACTAGTGTAACATCATCTATGGTAGTAATTTCGCTGATAACAGTTACTCCTGGAATATGTCTGCCCCAGTCAACTGAGTGTACATCACGCTTATCCTTATAGTATAAGTCGTGATTGCCTGGAAAGAAGTAAAACTGATCAAATGCCTTGCCCAGTTTTTCTAAACAGCGGATTGAACTGTGCATAGTCAACATATTAAGACTGTTTCGATTGTGATGCCAATCGCCTAGGAAGATGCCAGTATCACATCCTTCCTTTTTAGCCTCAGCAATAAACCAATCTACGAATTCTTCGCAGTCCTGATTATGTGTACTAGAGTTCGATTTTAATCCAAAGTGTATGTCTGTAAAACACGCAACTTTTTTAAACATTATAATCCTTTTTGGTTATTATAGCAAAAATACAACAGCCGTGTCAATCTTCTGCGGCCGGTGTATTCTCTCGTTTCATTGCGTTATCGTATTCTTGATTAATCATACGGGTGTAACTTGGGTTCATACCATTTTCTTGCAAGATATCGTCTCGGATGTTTTGCATTTTCTTTTCGATATTAATGACACGGACAAACGAATTCGTGACTGCCGCGGTAAAATATGCGAAAGGGTTATCACTTTTGCTTTCATCAAATTGTAATCCTATTTGTGTAAGTTGAAGGATTGCTTGACCCTTCATTTCGTCATTGTAAGTATAACCTCTAACGTTACCTCTGGTAGCATATCGTTCGCAGAGTTTGATATACATACGGGCTAGTGTGTCTGTAATTTGACCATGATCTTTACTGAACTTGCCCTTAATCATTCCGCCCTTCCAGTGGCTTTTACCTACACATATTAGTTCGTCATTGTCGTCAAATTTCCAGTGCTGGAACGCTGGAAAATTTACTTTCTCTCTATGATCCGCCTGACTTTTTGGTGTACGTTTACGCCCAGGTTCTAGCGGAATGTGATCGTAAGTCATAATTCTAAAAACTAAATCAGTTTTTTCAATTTTCTTATAATCTACTTCAAACTCGGCTACTTTAACTTTGGGGTTTACGGCTTTAGCCGCTTCAAATGCTTGTTGTTGCTGTCGTTTAGCCTTAACTCTTTTGGCTTCTGCGATGGTTCTAATGTTAATTTTTTCTAAACTTGGTAGTATTAAGTCGTATTGATGGTACTCTGGCTTAACAAAACTACAGTAAGAGTTCTTACTTTTGTGTATCTCGGATAACAAATCTTTGTTATTCAGGTAGTTAACTTTTTTCATTATAATTATGACTCCTCACTATAAATTATAAACTATGCACTTAATAAAGTCAATAAATATGTTTAACAAGGATAACCAAAAATGCCATTAGACTTAAACAATTTTGTTAGCGGTGCTAGATCTATTGCTGGCTCTGTAGCCGGTACATTGGGTACTATCGGGAATACGGTAAACACATTAAAAACGGAAGGGTTTGGCGCGGCATTACGTAGCGTTAATTTACTCCCGGGCGGAGAAACAGGCGCAAAAAGTAATCCAGCATCTGCAATTTTTAGTTCATCTGCAAGTAGAGATTGGAGAGTGCGTTTAAGCCTCCCAACTAACCCAGCATATAAATCTAGTTCTATTATGCGTCCGTTGATAGAAACCAATGGTATGGTGTTTCCTTTTACGCCCTCAATACAGATGCAACATACGGCAAACTACCAGCCAATGACACCTGTACACAATAATTATCCTTTCTTGTCTTATGAAAACAGCAAAGTTGATGCAATGACAATTACAGGACAGTTTTTCTGCGAAGATGCTGTGGAAGCCGCATACTGGATTGCCGCAGTACATTATCTAAAATCAGTAACAAAGATGGCATTCGGTTCTGACACAAATGCAGGAGCACCTCCTCCAGTATTAAAACTTAACGGATACGGAGATTATGTATTCAAAGATGTGCCTGTGGTAGTTACAAACTTTTCAATAGAATTACCTAATGATTGTGATTATATTTCTACAGGACTATCTGCCGGCGCACCTAGTGCAGGTGTAGTATCAAAGGCAGCATCTTTAGTTGGAATTAACATTCCAGGATCCAGCGTAGGACAAGGTGTCGCGTGGGCACCAGTTAAAAGTACAATTACAGTTACAGTACAGCCATTGTACAGTAGAGAACAAGTTAGAAACTTTAGCCTTGATAAGTTTATCAAAGGAGACTATGTACTTGGTTCAGGTAACAATAAATCAGGATTCATTTAATGGTAACGTATAACAATAAAAGCCCGTGGTTTAAAACACAAGAACTTCCAGGATTTCTTGCACCTATCAATGTGCGCCCAGTTAGTGCAGAGCCAGACGATTGGGTTTATACAATTGAACCGCAGTACAATCACAGACCTGATTTATTAGCATATGACTTGTATGGCTCTACTAAATTATGGTGGGTGTTCATGCAACGTAATATGGACACTATAAAAGATCCAATTTTTGATTTTAGATCTGGAGTAAAAATTTACATTCCTAAAAAATCTAGTTTATTCGATGTGTTAGGATTATAATATGCCTTTAACAGACAGTATCGGTATTAAACGAAATGTACTGGAAAAATTTTCTTCCTATAACAGCATTTTTACAATTAGTGCTTTAACTAGTGAACAAATAAATTTTCCAGAATCATCTACAAGTTATAAAAATAATCAACTAGGACAGATTATTTTACGTAGCGGTGCAGGCAGACCCGACAACAGAGTTATGACTGCATATACTTCAGCGGCAAACCCAACAGGAAAATACGACTTTTATATTGACAACATTGAAATAGGTAGTTTAATAACCTACGATAAAAGAACTAAAGGAACAAACTCTACAAATATAAGTTTTGAAATATTTGAACCTTATAGTTTAGGAATGTTTTTACAGACATTACAATTAGCCGCCGCCGCACAATCGGATCAAGGTATGATGGTTAACTATACAGAAATGCCTTTTTTGTTAACCATAGAATTTATTGGCTATGACAGCGCAGGAAATATTATTCCTGTAGACGACGTTTTAAATCGACACATTCCTTTTACTTGGGGACAGATAGAAATGGATATTTCTGCCTCTGGTTGTCGATATAAATGCACAGCCATTCCTTACAACGAATCTGCACTGTCAGACGAAGTAAACACATTAAAATCAGATATAAAAATCAGCGGCACAACAGTTCAGGAAATATTACAGTCGGGTACTAATAGTCTGCAAAGATGGGCCAATGAGCGTACAAAAGAAATGGCCAAACAAGGAAGTGAAACAGGCAAAGAAGAATATGTTCCAGACGAAATTGTTATAATCTTTCCTAAAGACGGCGCACAGATATCATCTACAGAAATTCAAGATGATGCTGGACAATCAGCAACAGTTAATCCATCGTCGGAATCAAAAGATAAAAAAGTTCAAGAAAAATTAACATTAAACAAAAGTAGTAACTCTGTGGGCGGCACAGCAGGATCTGTAAAAATGCTCGTGCAGAATTCAGAATCTTTAAACGATATAGGTAAATCAAAAATGGGATTTGACCTAGACACTGGCGGAGACAGTCAATTAAAACCTAAAGATCAAATACAAAAAGACCCAGACAAGCCTAACTCTAGAAAAGACAACGTCTACGATCCTAAGGATAAAGTTTTTAAATTTGGCCAAGGCACAACAATAGTTAATGCTATTACAGAAGTATTGTTGATGAGCGAATTTTGTAAAACAAACACAACGGCGCCTTCAGACAAAATGGGATTTAAAAAATGGTTTAGAATTGAAACACAGGTATTCAATTTAAAGCCACAGCCTGGAAACAATAACAGGGCAAAGATTCCTAAACTTTATGTTTTTAAAATTGTTGAATATCTTGTACACGAGCACAGATTTAAACCTCCAGGCGCACAGCCACAGGGTTACGATGAATTAAAAAAGAATGCAGTTAAAGAATACAATTACATTTACACTGGCAAAAACGTAGATATTCTTACTTTTAATATTCAATTAAAAGCAGGATTGTTTACAACGGCTTATGCAGATAAAAACGCACTATCCGGCGCGGTGTACCCGCAAATTAATGGCCAAGGCGTAGGTTCCGCAGGACAACCGACCAACGACGAAGCAAACAAAAATGCTGTTGAAAAAGGTGCTCCAGTTGTTCCTGTAGGCGAAACATTTAGAAGATATAAAAATGCTGGTGGCGGTCCAAACGATGACTATCGTAGTTTAGTTGCTAAAAACTTTTACGAAGCATTACTAAACAGTCAAGCAGATTTAATGACAGCAGACATAGAAATACTAGGAGACCCTTACTATATTGCCGATAGTGGTATGGGAAATTTCAGTGACATTCCTGCAAACTTTAATGAAACATCCAGTGGCGCAATGAATTATCAAAGTGGCGAAGTCGATGTTATCGTTAATTTTAGAACACCATCGGATTATAATTCTATCACCGGAAACATGGACTTTATGTCTGGTGTTCAAAATGCAGGATTTAGTGGGTTGTATAATGTTCAAGAAGTTACAAACGTCTTTAAAGGCGGAAAATTTACACAAACATTAAAAGCAATACGCAGACCAATACAAGAACCAGTTAAAGAAGCACCGGCTGAAACTAAACAAGATGTTAAAAAACAAGAAGTTCCTGTAGCAGAACAAGCAACAAACAAACCTGAACCTCCAAAACAACAAACGTTTGCACAGGCATTTGCATCTGCAAGAAAGAGTGCAGGAAATAGCGGCGGCAGATTTACTTGGACAGATCCTAAGACAGGTAATACTGGAGTTTATCATACTGGATATAAAGGTGAAAATGTATTACCGCCTAACACAGACGAAGGTAAATCATTAACACAACGTCCAGGAGAAACTGCTAAGAAGTCAATCGATTCTGTTTCTAAAGGATCGAGAGAAAGTCAAGTTGAATACACTAATACAGGAATACCAATTCCAGGAAGACCAAGAGGCGGCGCATAATGTCTAATGAAAATAATAGAAGTAATGAAGTAAGCGGTGGAAGAGTTGATCCAGGCCCTCACTTGGCAAGAGTAGTTAGAAATGAAGATAACAAATATATGGGCACACTCCATGTACAGTTATTGCGTGATGTTGGTAATATACCAAACAGTGAAGGTAGCACATATCCTGTACAGTATCTAAGTCCATTTTATGGTGTTACTAGTTTAGAGCATGTGGGAAAAAATAATACCTATGACGACACACAAAAAAGTTACGGTATGTGGATGGTGCCGCCAACTGAAGGAGGAATAGTTGTTGTTATTTTTATTGAAGGCGATACTAGCAAAGGTTTCTGGCTAGGCTGTGTTCAGGATGAATACATGAATTTTATGATTCCTGGAATTGCCGCAACGGAATTGAATACAAAAATTCCTCCAGCAAAAGAACCTGTAGCAGAATACAATAAAAAACTTAATACAGGAAATCAACCTGATGCTACACAAATTAAAAAACCTGTACATCCGTTTACAGGAGTATTAAGCACACAAGGTTTACTAACAGATGAAATTAGAGGCATAACAACTAGCTCTGCTCGCAGAGAAAGCCCAAGTAATGTATTTGGTATTAGTACCCCAGGGCCTGTAGATAGATTATCTGGACAGGCACGCGGTACAGTTGGAACAAAAGAAAATCCTGTTAAAGGAGCCTTTGTTAGTCGTTTAGGCGGCACAACTTTAGTAATGGATGACGGCGATGAAAATTATCTACGAACAGGACATGCTTCAGAAACTGCTTCTAATTATGTGTCTGTAGATGACAAAGGCGGCAGCAAAGATATACCTCACAATGAATTATTTCGTATTAGGACAAGAACTGGACATCAGATTCTTTTACACAATAGTGAAGATTTAATTTACATAGGTAATGCTCGAGGTACTACTTGGATCGAATTGACTAGCAACGGAAAGATAGATATTTTTGCCGAAGACAGCATTAGTATCCATACTAAAAACGACCTAAATATTACAGCAGACAGAGATATTAATATGAAAGCCGGTAGAAATATAAATTTAATTGCCGGAGAAAAAATGCACACGGAAACGGGTGCAGACTGGTTAGTGTCTGTAGGTGCAGACAGCAAATTAACAGTTAGCGGACAGAGCAATATCAGTGCCGGCGGCAACCATGTTGAAACAGCCAGCCAAATTCATATGAACGGCCCTGCGGCATCGACCTGCGGATCGGCTAGTGCGCCCAAGCGAATTCCACAGCACGAACCGTGGTCAGGACATGAAAATTTAAATCCAGCAGGCCATACTCCTGCTAAAACAGACTCTAGTTCTAGTGCAAGTGTAACAGATGGAACACAGTCTAAAATCGTTGATACCTTCAAAAAGATATCAAAAAAATAAGAAATAAATATTAAACTATGGCAACTTATAACTCAGTCTCAGGTAGAAGTGTAATCCCTCAAAACGGAATACCAGATGCCGTTCCAACGGGCCGAGCGTACCGCGGACTAAGCACAATTAGCAACCCAACAGGTAGTTTTACACTATATGATTTAAGTCTAATCAAGCAGGATATTGTGAATCATCTACATATTAGACAGGGTGAAAAATTAGAAAATCCTGAGTTTGGTTGTATTATTTGGGACCTTTTATTCGATCCTTTAACAGAAGAATTAAAAGATATTATTGCAGAAAACGTTACACAGATAATGAACTACGACCCTAGAGTTAAAGTAGATAGCCTTATAGTAAGCCAATATGAAAGCGGCATTCAAGTAGAATGTAACTTAACTTATTTGCCTTATAATATTTCTGAACAACTACGCTTCAGATTTGACGAAGAAAATAACATCCTCAGTTAATAATCTACCCACTTTTTAGACTTGATAAATATAATATCGAGGGCTGATTATGGCAAGTGTAGATAGACAAAATAAACTAATAGCGGCAGAAGACTGGAAACGAGTATACCAGAGCTTTAAAAACGCAGACTTTAAATCGTACGACTTTGACAACCTTCGTCGTACTATGATCACGTATCTACGTGAAAATTATCCAGAAGATTTTAACGATTATATTGAGTCAAGTGAATACTTGGCCCTTATTGACCTTATTGCTTTCTTGGGACAAAACCTAGCATTTAGATTTGATTTAAACGCTCGTGATAACTTCCTTGAACTAGCAGAACGTCGTGAAAGTGTGCTACGTCTAGCACGTTTACTATCCTACAACCCTAAGCGCAATCAGCCAGCCAACGGACTTTTAAAGTTCACTTCTATATCTACAACAGAATCTGTTATTGACAGCAACGGCAGAGATTTATCCAATCAGACTATTGTATGGAATGACAGTGCTAACAGCAATTGGTACGAGCAGTTTATTAAAGTAATCAATGCTTCGTTGCCAGAAACCAGCCAATTTGGAAAACCAACAGACAGCGCAACAATTAGTGGTGTTCCTTGCGAACAATATCGATTCAACGCATCAAATACTGAAGTGCCTATCTACGGATTTAGCAAAAATATTGATGGTAGAAATATTGATTTCGAAGTAGTATCTACATCATTTTCTGGAGCAAACTTTATCTATGAAGAACCTCCGTTTCCAACAAACAGTCTAGCATTCTTATACAGAGATGATGGCGGCGGTCCTCCTAGTAGTAACACAGGTTTCTTTGTACATTTCCGTCAAGGTACATTACAAGAAAGTACATTTACAATTGAACGACCAAGCACTAGTGAAACATTAGACATTGACAGTCCTAACGTAAACAACACAGACGTGTGGTTATACGGACTTGACAGTATTGGTTTTGAATCCACACTATGGACTAAAGTTGATTCTGTTGAAGGCAACAACATCATTTACAATAGTCTTTCTAAGAATATTAGAGATGTTTACTCTGTGCTTACACGTTCATTGGATCGTATTAGATTAATCTTTTCTGATGGAACTTTTGGAAATTTACCACAAGGTAATTTTAAAGTTTATTACAGAACAAGTAATGGACAGTCTTATTCTATTAATCCAGCAGATATTAAAAACGTTACCATTGATATTCCTTACATCAGTCGCTCAGGAAAGAAGGAAGTTGTAACCGTTGCATTAGGATTAAAATATACAGTTACTAATGCGACTATTGCAGAAACATCTGACGAAATTAAAAACAATGCTCCTGCAACTTATTATACACAGAGTCGAATGATCACCGGTGAAGATTATAATATTCTTCCACTAAGTGTTAATCAAGAAGTTGTTAAAATTAAATCTGTTAACAGAGTTAGCAGTGGTATTAGCCGTTATTTTGACCTAAAAGATTCTACAGGAAAATACAGCACGACTAATTTGTTTGGTACAGATGGAGTTATCTATAAAGAACCGATAGTAGATATTTTTACCTTTAGCGTAAGCACACGTTCTGATATCGAAAATGTAGTATTAAATCAAATAGAGCCTATACTTGCTCTTAGAAAAACTATTGATTTTTATCTTGACAGATATCCAACAGTTACACTAGCACCTAATTATAGTGCATTTTATCAAAAGACTAATGCAGTTAATTTGTCTACAGGTTATGTAGGCGACATTGAAAATGCAGCCACAAAGAAGTTAGGATCTTTTACCAGTTCTAATTTGAGATACTTAATTCCAGGTGCCCTTGCAAAATTTATTCCACCGACAGGAAAAGTATTTGATGCAGATAATAATATTATAGATGCAACAGCGGCAGATGAAAATTCAAAAACATACATTTGGAGCAAAGTAATTAATGTTATTTCTGATGGTACTGCTTCAAATACAGGACAATTAACTGACGGAACCGGACCGGTTATCCTTAACGATGTTATTGCTACCGGATCATACATAGATTCTATATTACCTAAATTTGTAACAGGTTTAGAATCTAGCGTAATTACCAGAATGGTTGATTTAATATTTGCTAATAAAGAATTTGGTTTACGTTACGATGCTAATCTTACTACATGGAAAATTGTTACAGACACCAACGTCGATAAGAAAAACGATTTTAGTTTAGGTAAAGCAGGAGATGTAAGTAACCAACAATTAGACGCCAGTTGGATTATTTTATTTGAAACTAACGGTGAAACTTATACTGTTACAAGTCGCGGCACTCGCTACGTTTTTGAAAGCGAAAAAGAAATTAGATTTTTCTTTGATAGTTCAGACAAAGTATACGACACTAGTACAGGAAAAATTGTTAGAGACAAAATTTCTGTATTAGGAATCAACCCAGAACCAGATGCCACAACACCGATTAATCAAGATGTTAATTGGGAAATTGTTGACGAATATAAAGGATCTGACGGCTACATCGATAGTAAAAAGATTTCAATTAGTTTTTACGATCAGGACGAAGACGGTGTAGTTGACAACCCAGAAATTTTTGATGTTATTGTTGCACCAGATGTTAACCCAGAACAAAAATTTATTTTTCAAAAGAGCAGAGTTAGTATCGATGGTATAACAGATTACTATTATATTAAGAATGAAAATAATCTAATTAAAATTTTTACGACACAGGGTGTAGTAGACAGCAATCTGTTAGACAACCAACAATTAATCTATATTATGGATGAAAACGTTGTTAAAGTTTTCTATAAAGAAAGTGTAAGTTTTGTAATCACTACAGAGTACAGAGCATTTGTGGGCAGAGACATGTTAAAATTCCAATACGTACACGCCGCAGATGAAAGTGCAAGAATAGATCCGGCAGCAACAAATATTATTGATGTATTCATGTTAACAAAAAACTATGACACGCAATATCGCTTGTGGCTAAACGGTGACATAACAACCAAGCCACTGCCTCCAAGCAGTGATGCACTATTCATTAATTTTGGTGCAGAGTTAGGAAAAATTAAAGCAATTAGCGACGAAGTAATCTATCATCCTGTAAAATATAAAAATTTATTTGGATCTAAAGCAGATATTAGTCTACAGGCAACATTTAAAGTTGTTAAAAATAGTTCATTAGTAGTCAGCGACAATGATATTAAGACTGGAGTTGTTAGCGCAATTAAGGAATTCTTTTCTATAGATAACTGGGACTTTGGAGATACATTCTACTTTGGAGAATTAGCAACCTATATCATGAACAGAATGAGTCCAAGAATTGCAAATATTGTTTTAGTTCCTAAAAATCAAAACTTGTCATTTGGCAGTCTTTATGAAATTAAAGCAAATCCGGATGAAATATTTGCCAGTTCTGTGTCTGTAGATAATGTTGAAATTATTTCAGAAATTACAGCGGCAAGATTAAACACAACAGGAGTTGTGCTAACATCTAGCACCACTTCAGCAAACGGCATAGTAAGTAACTAAAGGACAGTAAATGGCATTTACTAAAGATCAAAAAGAACCAAGTCTGCCAATCGGTACAGATACAACTAGAAGCGCGGTTAATTTTTTACCTAGATATTTTAGAACTAGTACCAATCAGAAATTTTTAAACGGAACATTAGATCAGTTAATTTCTGTTGGCAATGTTGATAAAATTAATGCGTATATTGGTAGAAAAAATAGCAAAGCCTATGTGCCTTCGGACAACTATGTTGATGAAATATCTGTAGAACGTTCTGCCTACCAACTTGAGCCAGCAATTATTGTCAAAGATAGTTTAGAGAATGTAACATTCTTCAGTGATTATAACGACTATATCAACCAACTTGTATATTTTAATTCTTCTGCGGTAGACCATAGCAAGATTAACAGTCAAGAGTTTTATAGTTGGAATCCTAATATAGATTGGGACAAATTTGTTAACTATAGAGAATATTACTGGCTACCAAAAGGTCCGCAGTCTATTGCAGTTAAAGGACAATCTCGTAGTATTATTAGCACATATACTGTGACTACTGTCAGCGATGTTGACAATATTGCCTATGTTTTCAGTCCAGACGGATTAACTCGCAACCCAAGTCTAAAATTGTATAGAGGTCAAACTTATAAGTTTGATATTAATTGTCCAGGTAATGCAATCGCATTTAAGACAATCAGAGATATGGCCGATTCTTATATCTACACTGATGGGGTTATCAGCGATACTCCTTATGTAGAAGTGGGAACTATTACTTTTACAGTTCCAGACGATGCACCAGATTTATTATATTACGTTAGTGCTAACAATATTAATACATCTGGATTCTTTAAAATTTATGATATTGCCGAGAATACATTTATCGATGTCGAAAAAGAAATACTAGGAAAGAAAACATATAATATTGACGGTACAACAGAGTTGTCCAACGGTATGAAAGTTTATTTTATAGGTAATGTTACTCCGGCGAAGTATGCTACAGACAACTGGTATGTTGAAGGTGTAGGTGATAAAATTAGATTAATTGCAGAGTTTGATTTACAAACTCCATCATCTTTTGCCTTAGACAGCGACATCGAATTTGATACAGAAAACTTTGATACACAAGGTTTTGATGTTAATAGTAACTATCCTGCGGAAAAAGATTATATCACTATCAGCAGAGCAAGCAGAGATAGAAATCACTGGTCGAGATATAACCGCTGGTTCCATCGTTCAGTCATAGAAGCCAGTGCAACATATAATAATCAACCTGTTGAAATAGATCAGACTGCTAGAGCTAAACGACCTATTATTGAATTTAAACCAGACTTACAATTATGGAATTTTGGACGTCAGGCAAAGCGTAGCGTTGATTTAGTTGACTTGTATACTAAAGATGCGTTTTCGACTGTTGAAGGTAGTATAGGTTATAATATTGACGGTGTATTATTACTAGAAGGCATGCGTGTTCTGTTTGCCGCTGATACTGATGCCATTGTAAATGGTCGTATTTTTAAAATTGGATTTATTACACACCTTGGTGTTAAGAGAATTACACTATTAGAAGAAACAGATACTACTCCTATTGACGGTGAAACTGTACTAGTTACAGACGGCGACAATTTTAAAGGAAAAATGTTCCACTATTCTAGTGGTGCGTGGGTAGAGAGTCAGGACAAAACAGCAGTTAATGTTGCACCATTGTTTGATGTAGTTGATGTAAACGCCACAAGTTTTGGAGATAGAACAACTTATATTGGTTCTTCATTTATCGGATCTAAAGTTTTTAGTTACCAGCCAGGCGACACATATGATAATATTTTAACACAAAATATTTCTTATAGAAACATTGGTAATATTGGAGATATTGTTTTTGACTTCAATTTACAAAAAGATTCATTTACCTATCAAGGCGAAGTTGAACTTATCACACGAGTGCTTGACCGAGGGTATCTTCGAATTAATGATAGTCTTTCAGACTATAGACTTGTTAATGGATGGGTCAAATCTGAGTTTCAAACAAAACAACCGGTTATACGACAAATCAATGTCCAGGCAGATTTGTTAAATTTATTCCCTATTGACGTCTATGCAAAGAGCGGAATGTTAGACGACTTAGATGTTAAGGTTTTTGTTAACAATAAGAAACGTACAGATTATGAAATTTACAGACAAAATAGTATTGCTTACATTCAGTTTACCGCAGATTTAACTGTAGACGATGTTGTAGTTATAGAAACAATGTCTTCTGCTACTAAATTAGATAACATCGGATATTATAAATTCCCAAGTAATCTTGAAAGCAACCCGCAAAATTTAAGTTTAGAAGATTTGACCTTAGGTCAAATTTCTAATCATTTAAAAACTATTTCAGAAAATTTTGTTAAGTTTGAAGGTAACATTCCAGGCATTAGTAATCTGCGCGACCTAGGAAACATATCAGGATATGGTACACAGATAGTTCAGCATTCTGGACCTTTAGCACCAATCATGTATAGTTTTACAAATAAAAACGTTAACATTATTAAGAGTTTGCGTTATGCCAGAGACGAATATTCTAAATTCAAACGTAATTTAATTAGAACTGCAACTACATATGGTTACGATGGTATAACTCGTACACATTTAGATTTGGTGCTTAAAGAAGTAACCAAAGATAAAACAGTCGAGTCTCCATTTTATCTAAGCGACATGGTTCCGTTTGGAGTTAATTTTGTCTATGAACAAGAAGTTATTGATAATTCCTTCACTGATTATCCACTGACATTCGATTTTAATTTAGACGAAGCAAGTTCTAAAGCAGTAATGGTATATGTCAACGATGATCTTTTACTGCACGGCAGAGATTACATTTTCGTCAATACAAGTTTTGTTAGAATATTATCTGCAATACAAACTGGCGATATATTAAAAATTTATCAATACGATCAAACTGCGGGCTGTTGTGTTCCACCGACTCCTACTAAGTTAGGATTGTATCCATTGTTTGAACCAAAGATTTTTGTCGATAACACTTATGTTACTCCTACAAAAGTTATACAAGGTCACGACGGTAGTATTACTGTTGCATTTTCAAAACCAGATGAGCCAAATGAATTTAGAGACGAGTTATTACTAGAATTAGAAACACGTATCTATAATAATATTAAAATTCGTTACAATCCAGAATTGTTTAATCTTGATACATTAATGACTGGATATTTTAGAAATGCCGATATTACTGTTGACGAATTGAATTCTACACTAAGACAAGAGTTCTTAAACTGGACTAGTTTAATCAACGACGATTATACTAAACACAGTTTCTTTGATAGAAACGAGCCGTTTACTTATAACTATAAGTCATTTGCTGACCCGCAAGGAAATCCGTTGCCAGGTTTCTGGAGAGGAATATACAAATATTTCTACGATACAGATCGTCCGCACACACATCCATGGGAGATGTTAGGATTCAGTATTAAACCAAAATGGTGGGAGACTACCTACGGTCCAGCACCTTATACTAAAGATAATTTATTACTATGGAATGACCTAGCAGAAGGCCTTGTAAGAGCTCCGGGTCAGTTACCAACACGAAACAGTTTATATGCTAGACCTGAATTGTTAAAATATGTACCTGTTAATGCGTCAGGAGAATTAATTGACCCACTAACTGTTGGACTAGTTTCAGATTTTGTTTCAGTCTTTACAGAAAAAGAATTCACTTTTGGCGATCAAACACCTATTGAAACAGCGTGGAGACGTAGCAGTCATTACGCATTTTCTTTAATTACTGCACTTACTCTATTACGTCCTGCAAAAATGTTTGCTTTAGGATTTGATAGAATTCGCCAGTACAGAGATCAAACAGGACAAATTGTTTATAAACTTCCTACAGGTAACTTGAGATTTAATACCACAAATATGGTATTCCCAAGTACTGTTAAAGACAGCACAAGAGTGTTTACCAGCGGACTAGTAAACTATTTGTCAGACTATGGTATTAGCAAATCGTTTGCAATACTTGACAATTTTAAATCAGACTTAACTTCTTTACAAGTAAAAATTTCCAGCAAATTAGCCGGCTTTACTACTAAAGAAAAATTTAAATTAATTTTAGATAGTCGTAGTCCTTTGAATGAAGGCAATGTATTCATTCCTCAGGAAAACTATAACATTATTTTAAACTCTAGCACACCAGTTACTACTATTAACTATAGCGGTGTAATTATTGAAAAAACAACCAGCGGCTTTGTTATTAAAGGTTACGATAAATCTATACCAGAATTTAAGTATAAAAAAGCTCTGGATACAGTATCGGACCCGATAATCAATGTGGGCGGAATCTCTGAAACTTATATTGACTGGAATTCAAATAAATTCTACAGCAAAGGTCAAATTGTTAAGACAGATCAAAACTATTTTAGAGTTACTGTAGCGCATACAAGTACTACGGCATTTGAATCAAAGTATTTTGTTAAACTGCCATATCTACCAATTGTTGGCGGACGTCAGATTGTAATAAGAAGAAATTTTGAAAAATCTGTAAGCACATTACACTACGGCGCAGAATTAAGAACAGTACAAGAAGTCGTTGATTTCTTATTAGGTTACGGAAAATATCTAACAGATGCAGGTTTCACATTTGAATATTTTAATCCTAATTTAAAAACAGTCACAGACTGGCAAACCAGTGCCAAAGAGTTTGCGTTTTGGACTACACAAAACTGGGCCGAAGGTTCGATTATTACTGTAAGTCCTGCCGCAGAAGAATTGATTTACAGACAAGATTATGCTGTAGTTGACAGCATTTACGATCCTTTCTATGAATATAGCCTATTCAAACAAGACGGCGTAGAATTAGAACCAAGTTTTACTAATAGCATTCGTGAAAATAATAGTTTTAGTCTGCGACCAAAAAATACAGCAGACGGTTTATATCATGCTACATTGAATCTTGTACAAAAAGAACACGTTTTAATTTTAGATGACACTACAATTTTTAATGACATTATCTACGATCAAGTACAGGGCTATAGACAAGAACGTATTAAAGTAGTTGGATATAAAATTAGCGACTGGACAGGCGACTTTAGTATTCCAGGGTTTGTCTACGACCGTGCAGTTGTTTCAGAATGGACAGCATGGAAAGACTATGCCTTAGGTGAAACTGTAAAATACAAAGAATTTTATTATAGTGCCAGAACAAATGTTCCAGGTACAGAATTGTTTGACGACAATAATTGGTACAGACTAGATGGAAGACCACAAAGTAAATTAATTCCTAACTGGGATTATCGTGCTACACAGTTTGAAGATTTTTATGATTTAGATACAGATAGTTTTGATGTTGACCAACAAAAGTTTGCTCAACATTTAATCGGCTATCAAAAGCGCCAATACCTTGAGAATATTATTAATGATGATGTAAGTCAGTACAAGTTCTATCAAGGTATGATTCAAGAAAAGGGTACACAAAACAGTTTATCTAAATTGTTTGACGCACTAAACTATGCAAACACAGATAGTTTAGAATTCTTTGAAGAGTGGGCAATTCGCTTAGGACAATACGGTGCCAGCGGTGGCTACGAGGAAGTAGAATATATTCTTAATGAAGAAAAATTCTTAATTAACCCACAGCCAATTGAATTAGTAAATGCAGTTCCGTTTGGAGTGAACGATTTTGTTTATAGAATTACTCAGGATCAAGTTTACTTAAAACCTGACGACTATACACACGAGCCGTTCCCAGTACTAGCATCTCAGAAAGAATATATTAGAACTGCGGGCTATGTTAACTATGAAGACGTTGACTACATTATTTCTTCTAAAGATGAATTCGCCAACTACAATATTAAAAATCTTGTAGAAGGTACATATTTCTGGTTAGGATTTGATAACAGTTCTTGGAATGTTTATAGATTTACTAATTTCGCTAAGTCTGTTAAGAGTGTATCAGAAGGTACTAACTTAAGAATTACTCTTAATACTAAACTACCTGTAGATATAGAAGTTGGATCTTATATTGGAATTAATAATACTAATGCTTCGTTAGAAGGCATTAAACAAGTATTAGATACAGGCTTAAACTGGTTTGAAATAACCATGCCTGCTAATTTAGATACTGCGGCAATTGCAGAAATTAATTTATTTTTAAACATTAATTTGTTTAAATTTACTCCACAACGACTATCGTCAATTAACGATTTAAATTCCTTGCCTGTTTCTGCTAAGAAAAATAATGAAATAGTATGGACAGACGGAGTCAACAATGCTTGGAGTGTCTGGAAGTTTGCTAAAACATACACTAGCACAAAAATCACTAGTGAAGAAAATTATTTTGGAAAAGTTATTGCGGTTGATAACACAGAAACAGTATTGGCAGCAACATCAACAAATGCAGTTTTGTTCTACAGCAGACCTACATCGACATTTGGATGGGCGTTCCAGGATTCTATTTTCCCATTATCGACAGAAACATTTACCGACACTAACGGAAGTTTCGGTGATAGTTTATGCTTTAATGCCGACGGATCTTACTTATTTGTAGGCGCACCGCGTTACGGTATTACATCTGAACCAGGTGCTCTACCAACAGATCCTCCAATCATTACAGAAGTGGATATTGGTTATGTGGCACAGTACACAAAAAATATCTACGGCAGTTACGAATTTACAAGAGTAATTCAAAGTGCTACACCAACACAGTTCCAATATTTTGGACAGAAGATACAGGTAAATGGAAATGTATTATACATTGTTTCTAAAGGCAATGGATCTTCAGTTCCAGCAGCCGTGTCTGCGTATAACTTAACAACAAACACTTTCCTAGCAACACTAACTCTACCAACAGGTATTAGTATAACTGACATAGATATTAGTTCGAGCAATATTGTAGCAATATCTAAAAATGACGAATCTGTTTTAGTTGTTCGTTTAGCAGGAACAGCCTTTACAACAGTACAAGAAATCAATGTTAGCGATTTTACATCACTAGAAGTTTTAGAAACAGGTAGTAATTTTGGCACATCTGTAGCAATTACAAAAGATTCAACTTTTGTTGCTGTTGGTGTACCAGGGTATTCAGGCGTAGCATCTAATCAAGGAGCAGTTGCACTATTCAAATTAAATGCTTCAACATACGTTGCTGATGATTTTATTACAAGTCCGCTAAACCAAGACAGTGAAAAATTTGGATATAGAGTAAGATTTAATCTAGACAATGATAGATTAGTAATTTATAGTTACGGTGGTAGTCAAACAATTGAAACAATAATTGACTCCGGCGAAACAACATTTGATTTAAATGTAACTACATTTATCGAAGAACAAGAATTTACTGGCAGTGTTCGTGTTTATGAAAAATACGACGCCAAGTTCTTAATCGGCGACGAATTAGAACCAACAGCAGTTTCTGGAATTAACTACGGCGATGCGTTTGTTGTAGCAAGAAAAATTTATATTAACGATCAAACATCGATTAACGGATCATTCCATGAGTTTTCTGGAAGCACTAAATCTTGGACTAAGTTCCGCGAACCGGAACCTAGTGTTAACTTATCTAAGATTAAATCATTGTTCTTATATAATACAAGAACAAACAGCGTAGTTGCCAACTTAGATTTTATCGATCCAATTACAGGAAAGATTTTAGGAATCGCTGAACAAGAATTAACATTCAAAACATACTACGATCCAGCAATATATACAGTTGGTGTAGAATCTGTAGTAGTAGATTTACTAATGGGATGGACAACACCTCATGTTGGTAAATTATGGTGGGATCTCAGCACTATTAAATTTGCTAATCCCCTACAAGGATCTATTGTATATAAAGCCAACACTTGGAATAATGTCTACAATGATTCCACTGTGGATATCTACGAATGGGTAGAATCTGAATACACACCGAGCGAATGGGATTCGTTAGCAGATACTGAAACTGGACTAGCATTAGGTATTAGCGGAACATCTAAGTACGGCGACCTTGCATACAGTATTAAACAAAAATATGATACTATAAGCAAAACATTTACCAACACTTATTATTTCTGGGTTAAAAATAAAACTACAGTACCTGACGTTACCTTTAGAAAAACGTCTGCCAGCGATGTTGCAAATTTAATATCCAATCCTAAAGGTCAGGGCATTCAGTATGCTACTTTATTAGGTAAAAATCAATTTGCATTAGTGAACTGCAAAGGATTAATCACAGGCAAAGATGTTGCACTAAATGTTCGTTACTGGACAGTGAATAATACTGAAAACAATATTCATGCACATTATCAGTTATTAGCAGAAGGAAACACTAATAAAAAACTTAACAAGTATGTTGAACAGAAATGGTTTGACAGTTTAATCGGTTACGATATCAACGGCGCAGAAGTGCCAGATCCTAGATTGCCTGCTAAATTGAAATACGGTATTCTAAACAAACCTCGTCAAGGTATGTTTGTTAACAGACTTGAAGCTCTAAAACAATTTATAGAGCGTGTTAACTCTGTATTAATACAACGTGCAATTATTGACGACTTTGATTTTACAGCATTAAACTCTAAAGAAGAACCTCCGACTGAATTATCAGGAAAGTACGATATTGCAATCGACAGTCAAAGTCAAATACGTTTTGTTGGCTCTACAGGATTTATTCAAGCCACTGCTGTTCCGGTAGTAGAAGCAGGAAAGATTGTACGTGTTGTAGTTACAAATCCAGGCCGTGGATATAAAATTGCTCCAGAAATTATAGTTAATGGTGCAGGCACTGGCGTAAAATTAACAGCAAAGATTAACACTATTGGCGAAGTTACTGGTGTAACAGTTGATAACTTTGGCCGAGATTATTTAGATTCTACTACATTGTATATTAGACCATTTACAATTTTAGTCAACAATGATGAAACAGCGGCTAATAAATGGAGTTTATACATTTGGGATAGTGTCAAAGGCGACTGGTTCAGATCAAAAACTCAAATTTATGATGTAACCAAGCATTGGGATTATGCCGACTGGTATGCCGATGGCTACAGCGCATTTACTAAAGTTGACCATTTAGTTGACTTCTCATATGAAATGAGTTTCATAGATATTGCTGTAGGCGATTTAGTAAAAATTAAAAATGAAAAATCTGGTGGTTGGATTCTTTTAGAAAGAATTAATACACTAGTTACAGATAACATTTCTTTAAATTACACAACAGTAGGTCGTCAAAACGGAACAATCCAATTCAATAGTAATTTGTACAAGTTTACAAATAGTAATATTGGATTTGATAGTTTTACCTATGATGGCGATGTATACGACGACGAACCAAAAGAAGAATTAAGAATTATTCTCGATGTCATTAAAAATAATTTATTAATAGACGATTTAGAAGTAGAGTATAATAAGTTATTCTTTGCAAGTCTGCGTTACGTATTCTCAGAACAAACATTTGTTGATTGGGCATTTAAGACTTCGTTCGTTAAGAGTCAACACAACCTTGGCGAATTAAAACAAAAAGTTAATTATAAAAATGACAATCTTGCTAGTTACGAAGAATACATTAATGAAGTAAAACCTTACAGAACTAAAGTTAGAGAATTTATCAGCAATTACACAGCAACTGATAATACATATACAGGAACTACAGACTTTGACCTTCCAGCACGTTATGATACTGAAGAAGGAAAAATTCTTCCGTTTGATGTAAAAGTCAATAATTCTGTAATTACATATAACTCATCTGCAATATTAAATGCACCATACAGTGATTGGTTAGATCATGCTGGATATCGTGTTACAGAAATTGTTGTTGTTGACGGTGGCTCAGGATACCAAGCCGCACCTGCTGTTGAAGTAGTTGGTGTGTGCAAAACTAAAGCCACTGCTAAAGCGTATATTTCACAAGGATCAGTAACAAAGATTGCAGTAGAAACTAAAGGAGAAGGTTACCTAACTACACCTACTATAGTTATTAGCGGATCAGTTGGCGCAAGCGGAGTAACAGCCAAGGCTACAGCAATTCTTGGAGAAGGCGTTACAAGAACAAACACCATTGGTGTTAAATTTGACAGAATTATTCCGGAGTATCAAGTAAGTTCTATTACAATGTCGCAGACATTCGATGGTACAGGATCTAGAACATTGTTCCAGTTAAACTGGCCTATTGATATTAGAACAAACAAGACTGCGGTAACAGTATCTAACGAAGAATTATTGTCTAGTGATTTTACAGTTTATAATAAGAAAGATACTTCGTTAGGATATACACGTTATATTGGTATATTAGAGTTATCTACTGCGGCAGAAGTTGGCAGTTCTAATATTACTGTAACTTATACTAAAGATATAAGACTTCTTACAGCCGCAGATAGAATTCAATATTACTATAGTCCAATAACAGGACAGATTGGTAAAGACCTAGGACAGTTAATGTCTGGAGTTGACTACGGCGGCGTTGAAATTACAGGGCTAGGATTTGAAATAAGTTCTGGTTGGGACGGACTTCCATGGTTTACTGCTGGCTGGGACGACTTCGATGAAGATTATACAGACTTTTTAGTTGTATCAGATGGTACAACACGTTCTTATAATCTGCCATATATTCCTGCAGATGGAGAACAGATTAACGTTTATATTAATGGTGTAAGAATTGATGACATTAATTATGACGTTTACACCAGTGCCGAAACTGCATATAATACCGCAGCCGCATTATTAGAAGTTTATACTGCTGAAGAGATTGCTCTACAAGCAGATAAAGACGCTAAAGAAATAACAGTTAATTCTCTAACACAAGAGCTTATTGATACACAGGCAGTTATTGCTGACTTACAAGCACAGTTAGAAATTACCTCCCCAAGCGATCCTTTATACTTTGCTTTACAAACTACATTGGCAGAAAATCAAGCACAGGAAACACAGTTAATTTCAGACTTGACCATTGCCCAAGGCGAACTAGACGATGCAGAAGCATTACTAACAGCCAAACAAGTACAAGTGGCTAACAAAACTCTTGATGTTGCCGCAAAGTTAGCAACATTAAATGCAACCGATGAAATTACAAATCCAGATGCACAGATGCAGACATTTGTAGGAGACGGAAGCACTGATACTCCTATAGTCATTCCTGCATACGTAGATGTAAACAGCGGAGATACTATTATCTTCCGTAAGAGTACCAGCGATGGTAGTTTTAGACCAAACCAGCAATATTTAGACTCTGAAATCAGCGGCGGAGATTTTACATATACTACTGCCCGAGGCATTCGTGCAGAAGACATCAATCTTGACGGCGACAATTTTGTAACACCAACTAACAGCCATGCACCGGAAGAAGTAGTTACGGGACAGGTTGTAGACTCTGTAGCAATTACAGTCTACCATACTGTAGAAGACGGTACACCTATTATTGTCACAAGACATTATATAACAACAGAGCCAGAAAACGAGTTCTTAATTGGACAGCGTCCAAACAGCACTCAAGCGGCAGTTGTTAAATTAAACGGATTAATTAAAAAGCAAGATGTAGATTATACACTAAATTACGCTATGCAAAAAGTTGTGTTCCCAACTAACTTGCCTGTGGGCAGTGAAGTTGTGATTACTTCTATGAGCAAAAACGGTACAAGCATTCTTGATTCCGATTCATTTACTGGCGATGGTGTTTCTGTAGATTTTGTAACAGTAGCACGTTGGGATGGAGATTATTCTGCACTAGTTACTGTTAACGGTGTACCAGCCACAGTAACAACATTTGTAACAGATAATACTTACAGCGAAGTTGGAAACATTGGAATTAGATTTGCTACAGCACCAGTCAATACGGCAATTATCGACTACACGATTATTGGTACAGCATTAAACACAGTAAGTCGTGTTTCAACAGAAACTGTTGTTTATGACGGCACAAGTCAGGTGTATAGTTTAACAAATACACCGGCCAACTTACGTCCGTTTGATAATAACGTATTAGTTGAATATGCTGGAAGAATTTTACGTCCGGCAGATACTGTTTATTTTGATGTCGTAGGAACAGTTCGTACTTACACAGTAAGCACAGTTGACTATGCTATTAATACCATTGATGCAAACAAGGTTAGAGTTTTCTTAAACGGCACCGAACTAGCAATTTCAAGACAATTTACTTGGAAGTCATCTAGCAATCAGTTAACAATTAAGCGTGGAGTTGCTAAAGTTGGCGATAAAATTGCATTGGTAATTTTAGAAAATGCAGAATACTACATTGACGAAGACTCAACAGGTGCTCAATTGCGCTTAGTAGATAGTTACTCGGTTAACGATAAATTTGCAGTTACTACATTTACTAATCACGATATTTTAGATATCGAACGTAATAGTGATTATATTACATCTGCAAGTATTGTGACTGTAGGAACTACCGACTACTATAGATTAAATCAATTATTAGCAGGACGCATCCAACTTAGAAACCCTGCGTTGGGCGCACAGTATATTTGGTTAGCATTGAACGGAGAATTGTTAACTCCTGAAATCGATTATATCTTAGAAGATAATTTAACTTATATTCAAATTGATAGAAACAGAGTGTTAACATCTACAGATGTAATAGACCTTATTGTATTCAGTAGCGATGTAACTACTGGTAGACCTTTTGGTTATAGAATATTCAAAGATATGTTAAACAGAACAATCTATAAGAGATTAGATTCTGAAGCATCGGCAGTATTAGCACAGCCATTAAATTATTATGATACAACTATTGTGTTAGAAGATGCCAGCGGCTTAGTTGAACCATTGCGTAGTCAGAATCAAGCAGGTATTGTTCTAATTGATAAAGAGCGTATAGAATATCTTGAAAAAGATGGAAATACATTAAAATATCTACGCAGAGGTACACTAGGAACTGGAGTTCCTGAAGTGCATCCAGTAGGAACAGCAGTACTTGATGCAAGTACAAACCAAACTGTTCCTTATAAAGATGAAACAGAAACTGTTGTTTTAGTTGCTGGCGGATACTCACAGGCATCTGAAATATATGAAAACAGTTTTGGTATCAATGTTACTTCAGTCAAGTATAATTTTAACAATACTACAGCGTTCCCATTAGGCGGACAAGTTGTGACTGTAAAAGGAACTGGATTCAAGGAAAACGTTGAAGTTGTTATCGGTGACCCTACACTAAAAACAACATTTGTAGCCACAGAAGTTAATTCTGCCAATGAAATAATTGTTAGCAACATCGATAGATTATTTGTAGGCAAGGAAGTTGTATTCAGCGGCGCAGTTTTTGGCGGTATTGATTCTTCTATTTCTTATTATATTTTAACTTATGGACAGGATGTAGTTACAGAAGAATATTATATTACAGTTAGCGAAACAGTAAACGGCAGTCCGGTGTCATTATCAGTAAGTACTGGCGAAATGACCGGTTCTCATATGAGAGCTAAGTGCAACACTACTTATGTAAGTAGTACTGAATTGACATTTATCAGTCAAGCAGAAGTAGTTGGTGCGTACGATTTAGTAATAGTAAATCCGTCGTTTAGTGTTGGACCAGTTACAGTGGCACAAACTAGTTACGTAGCACCAGCGGCTATAAAATATGTACAAATCTTGTTACCGTTTAGCCCAATAGTTAATACTATTACCACAAGAAACCCAGCAGAAACTGGTGAGTGGTATAAGGAAACTGCCGAAATTAGTGTGGCAAATATTCAAGTAGGAAGAGGTTATAAGATTAAAACCATTGGTACAACAGATTACATGAGTATCGGCGCAAGTTCTAACACAATTGGTACAGAATTTATAGCAACAGCAGTGGGTTCAGGCACAGGTACAGTATTAGACTATACAAGTATTCCTTTAGAATACTGGGAAGGTTTGGATATTGAAGTGTTTGTAGCAGGCCGCCGCTTGCGTAAAAATCCAACATCAGTATGGGACGAAAGTTTAGGCCCAGATAGCCCAAGTGGTGACAAACAATTACAAGCAGAATTTGCAGTAAACAAGAATGTGGGTGCTTATGTACGTTTAACAGAGCCTCCAACAAATGGCGCAAAAGTTATTGTACAGAAGAAAGTGGGTCAAGCGTGGGTAGCACAAGGTCAGAGCCTTGTTGATGCACAAACTGACCAAGCAAAATTCGTTCGTGCAAAGACTGCGAATTTGCCTCGATAAATATAGAATACAGGTGATTTTAACATGACAACAAAACCAAACGAAAATTCAGGAATCCGAGTACAAGGACATATAAAAATATTTGATCCAACTACTAAGGAAGTCTTTATTGATAAGAAAAACGCTATTCACTACGAAAATATGAGTATAGCCCTGGCAGAAAGTCTTGCAAACGCAGGCAAAGGGTTTATATATGAGATGGTGTTTGGCAATGGCGGCACTTCGGTGGACCCAACAGGAGTTATTACATACCTTACTCCTAACAGCACAGGGTCTAATGCCAGTTTATACAACGAAACATACACTAAAGTAGTTGATGATAGAAGCACAAATAATTTAGATCCAACTAGAAATAAGATAGAAACACGTCATGTTACTGGTACAAACTACACAGACATCTTAATCACTTGTTTATTAGACTACGGCGAGCCTAGCAATCAAGACGCATTTGACAACGCCACGTACACAGACGGCGAATATGTGTTTGATGAACTAGGTTTAAGAGGTTACGATCCTGCTGGAACAGGTCGTTTACTAACACACGTTATCTTCCACCCTGTACAAAAGAGTTTAAACCGTTTAATTCAAATAGACTACACAGTTAGAGTACAGAGCTTAACCGGTTTTAATGAGGCTTAATTATGTCATACCAAGTTAGATATACAGATTCAACAAATTTAGACAAACCAGCATTAACGGTAGAAGATAATACCATTAATGATTCAACATCGTTACAATTTCCAGGTCGTAATGTTACTGGTTATGGCACAATTATTGCAGAAAACTTTTTACACTTATTAGAAAATTTTGCTAACGACAGCGCACCAACAAATCCAATAGAAGGACAATTATGGTACGATAATACTGCTGGTGTTAACCAACTAAAAGTGTGGGACGGTACTAGTTGGTCTAGTGCTGGCGGTTTAAAGAAAGGCAACGTTGAGCCAGAATTGGCAACTAGTTTACCAGGAGACCTATGGGTAAACACCGATACACAACAATTATACCTATACACAGGTTCAGGTTGGATCTTAGTTGGTCCAAGATTTAGTGAAGGTGCTCGTACTGGTGCTGAACCAGAGTTTATCGAAGACACATTAAGCAACGCTCAGCCAGTGGTTTCTAACTATATTAATGGTGAGCGTGTTTGTATTATTAGTAAAACAGCGTTTACACCAAAAACTTTAATCACAGGCTTTCAAACAATCAAAGCAGGTGTTAATTTAAACTCTAACTACAATACATATTGGGGTACTGCTGAAAAGGCAGCGGCGCTGTTAGTAGGTACCACTACAGTTTCTGCATCAAACTTCCTAAGAGGCGATGCAACTAGTAATACAACATTTCCAATCAACGTTAGAAATGCAGGCGGTATTGCAATCGGTGAAGATACTCAGTTAAATTTAGGTATTGACGGTGCCGCAGGTGTAATTTTTCACAAAACATCTGGTAGTAACTTAGATATTCGTATGAACAACAACGGTGCTATCCGTACAGTTGTTCGTGTTGACAGTTCAGAGCGTGTTGGTATTAATAATATTAACCCACAGACTGACTTAGATGTAGGCGGAGACTTTAACGCATCCGGTAACATTACCGCAGACGGTAGTGCTACATTTGGCGGCGGACTTACAGTAACAGGCGCATTAGATATTGCAGGTGATGTATCGTTTGGTACAGACAATACAAATACAGTAACAGTATCTGGTGTTATTTTACCAGACGTAAACTTAGGTGCAGATATTGGTACTGTAGATAAAAAGTTTCAAAGAATTTGGAGTTCACGCTTTGACGGTGAATTTTATGGAAACGTGTTTGGTTCGTTAACTGGTAATGCCAGCGGATCGTCTACTAAACTAGCATCTCCAACAATCTTTGACTTAGACGGTGACATTACATCTAACGAAGTTGAATTTGATGGACAAACAGGTACTCCGACACTTAATACTCTAACAGCATCAGGTACAGGCACAGAAGCAACATTGACATTTGTGGCACAGACAGTTGCTCCGTATCCAACAGGATCTACTATTGTAGTATCTGGTGTTGCTCCAACAGGATATCGCGGAACTTACACAGTTACAGACGGTGGACTAGACTATGTTAAGTATGCTAGTACACAAACTGGCCCACAAACATCGGCAGGTGCTGTTTCAAGATTTGGGTTATCAGGAAATAGAAAACGTTTTTACACACAATTAAGCGAAACCTTTATTGCAGATAAACCAGAAGTTACAAGTATTCAAGAAGGTGATGAATTTGTTGTACAGCGTGGAGCAGAAGGTCTTAAAAAGATTACAAAACAAAGTCTGTGGACAGCAATACCTGTAACACCTTGCGGAGTAGTGCTACCATTTGCTGGTTTAGTTGCACCTACAGGATGGCTATTCTGCGACGGTTCAGAAGTATTAATATCGAGCTACCCAGAATTGTTTGATATCATAGGATATCAGTTCGGCGACATTACTACATTATTAGGACTTGGTACTTTCAAACTTCCAGATATGCGAGGCAGAATGGCTCTTGCTATGGATAGTATGAATAATGGTATTACAGTTCCAAGCAAATTAGATCCAACACAGCAAATTAGCACAGGCGGCGGCGCCGCAAATAGAGTAACAGATGCAACTGCTGATATTGTTGGCCAAGGCGGCGGCGTTGAGAAGAAGTTAATTGACACTTCTGAAATACCAGATCACGTACACGATTTAATCGGCGACGATGAAAACAAATACTATGCGTTTAGAAACGTTCCAGGAGATCCAACTGATACTAATGCTATTAGCGGAGAAGGTTCTACTACTACAGCCCGAGGACAATACATGTCAGACTCTGGTGGCATTTTAGGATATCCAAAAACTGCTGGCGGCGAATCTATACAATCACAATTCAATGTTATGAATCCATACTTAACATTGAACTACATTATTAATACTGGACGAAACGTACTATGACATATAGAATTAACAAAACTGACGGCAATCAATTAACAGATATCCCAGACGGTACGTTTGATACCAGCACAACATCACTAACGTTAATTGGTAAAAACGTTACAGCATTTGGAGAAGCATACAATGAGAACTTGGTAAAGTTGCTAGAAAACTTTGCTAGTTCTAGCGCACCAGAATCGGCATTAAAAGGGCAGTTGTGGTACGATACTGGTAGTGGAAGATTAAATGTATATGACGGCAGCGACTTTAGAGCAGCCGGTGGTCCTATTGTTAGTAACAGAGAACCAACTAATTTAGTTGCAGGAGATTTGTGGATCAACAATGAAACTAATCAGTTATGGTTTTATGATGGCACTGACTTAACACTTGCTGGTCCTATATACAACAATATTCAAGGTACTACAGGATTTGTAGTAGAAACAGTACTGGACAACTTTAATAGAGGCCATACAGTTGCAAAATTATATGTGGCCAGCACTTTACTAGGGTTGTTTAGTAAAGATGCATTTACACCTGCACAGCCAATTGTTGGATATGCAGAAGGAATCAAAGATATTCAAGTTGGATTTAATGCTGGTTCGTTAACAGACATGAAATTTGATGCTATTGTGACTCGTGCTGAAAATATTTTAACAGCAGTAGGTGATTTAAAATCAGCAGAACAAATTGTCTATAACGACGAAGATCAGGTTATTGTTGGTAGTTTAACACTACAATCAGATGCAGGGTTAATCATAGGTTCTTCAGAAGACGTTGATTTAAAAGTTGATGGCGGAAAATTTACCATTGAGCACAAACTTACAGGACAAGATATTGGTATTAAAATTAAATCACCAACAGGTACTATTGAAGCCATTACTATAGATTCAGTGAATTCAAGAGTTGGTATTTTCCAAGAAATTCCAACATCGACTATGGACATCAACGGCAATTTAAAAGTTGCAGGGGACTTATTTGTTGGAGGAGATACTGTAACATTAAACACTACAGTACTTGAAGTTGAAGATAAAAACATAGTTTTAGGTAAAACACTTAGCACACCTACAGATTCGTCAGCCGATGGCGGTGGTATTATATTACAAGGAACTACTGATAAAAGTATCTTGTATGATTTAGCAACTGTAAGTTGGAGTTCTAATCTTAATTGGAATTTAACAACAGGAAACTCTTATAGAGTTAACAATGTTTCTGTACTGTCTAACAATACCCTGGGCGCAGGTGTGTTATATTCTAGTTTACAAACATTAGGAGCACTACAAACTCTTAACGTTGATGATGCTACCTATATCAATAATACAACTATTAGTACCTCTGCAAATAATTTAATTTTAAATCCTGCAGATAACGTTGCAATTAGCAGTAAAAGAATTGTTGACCTAGCAGATCCTGTAGATGAACAGGATGCGGCTACTAAAAATTATACAGATGCTCGTGTGTTTGACCGCGGTCTTTCTATGAGCATGGACGTAACTGGATTATCAAACAACCAAATTGCTACAATTTTAGATACTATTGCTCCGTATTATGATCCAATAACAGCGCCAGAAGGTGTAGCCAAAGACGGTACTAGACTTCGTTTACATGCAACTACACTATCAGCGTCTTCAGGAAATATTACATACAGTCCTACAGTGGGCGTAGAGTTCCAGACTATTTTAGTTGATAAAGCAGGCGGTTCAGAAAATCAAGCAGTTGTAAGCGACCTAGCAGTAGGACAAACTATTACTGGTCCTAGCGTGTCAATTAGCGTAGTTAGACAGGATAAATTATTTGTTATGGGCGGTGGTTTAACACCTACTCCAGGACAATGGGGATTTGAGAGCGATATCAATGCACCTTATTAAGCACAGACTTCAAATAAGCAGGCAGCGATAAATAACATATATTAGGGGTTATAAGAATGGCGTACACAATAAACCGATGGGACGGAACAGCGATTGCAGTAATCGAAGACGGTACCGTCAATCAAAGTTTAGACATTAAGTTAATCGGTAAAAATTATGCCGGCTACGGTGAAATTCAGAACGAAAACACAGTATTCATGTTGGAGAATTTCGCAAGCGGAACAAGTCCAGCAAACGCAGTACGTGGACAGTTATGGTACGATAGCGGTAATAAAAAGTTAAAGATTTATACAGGCGATATAGTCGGTGCTGTAAAGCAATGGAAGCAAATTGGCGGAGCAGAATACGGCAGCACAGAACCAAGTTATCCTAACAACGGTGATTTTTGGTTTGATGTAAATCGAGATCAACTTAAAGTAAGAAACGGAGATAGTTGGCTAGCAATCGGACCTCAAAGTGCTGGTGCTGGCGTAACGCAAATGGTTTCTAAGCAAGTTCGTGGATTCCCTGTAGGCAGTACAACTCCTCAAACTTATTCTATCATTATTGCTAATATTAATGATATTCCTGTTTATATTACTTCTAGAGAAGAATTTACACTAGATACTAGCGACCCTGATTCTATTATTGTTGGTTTTAATCTAATTAAGAAAGGTTTAACACTACAAGAAGTAGACGATACAACCGGTGTCAGCGGAACTCCAACATACTTATATTGGGGTACATCTAGTAACGCATTACGACTAGGCGGATTCCTAGCATCAGATTATGTACGTTCAGGTAGTTCAAACTTTACAGCCACAGTTCGTTTTAGCGATTTAGGCTATACCGTAGGCGACAGTAACGACCTGGCAGTATTCATTGAAACAGGTACAGAGCCAGTAATTCAAAATACTACAGGTCCCAGAGTTTATTTTAGAGTTAGAGACGGTTCAGATGTTAAGAACCCATTAACAATTAATGCAACTAAACTTGAACCAGGTGTTGATAACACATTTAGTATCGGTACTAGTCTTAAAAAATGGAAAGAAGTTTATGCTACAAACTTCTACGGTATTGCAGATAATGCAAATGCACTTCAAGTAGAAGCAGGAGTTTATCGTGTAGCCAGCACAAGTGCAGGTGTTAATACTATTGCCGCTCGCGACAGCAGTGGTAATTTAACAGCAAATACATTTAATGGTAACGCTACTAGTGCTACTAAATTAGCAACTATTAGAACTATTAACGGTGTAAACTTTGATGGTACTACAAATATTATTATCGAAGACGATACAAAAGTTAGAATAGACGGTAGTACAATGACTGGCTATTTGACTTTAAATGGCGATCCAACATCATTAAATCATGCCGCTACAAAAAACTATGTTGATGCACAGTTTGGTGTAGGCGGTGTATTAAGTATTGCAAGAGGTGGTTCTGGTGCAAGCACAGCCGCTAATGCTAGATCTAACTTAGACGTTCCAACACGCACAGGTGGAGACGCCAGTGGTACATGGAACATTAACATTTCTGGATCAGCCGCACAATTAAACGGATATGCAAGTTCAACATCTGCGACAGGCGATACTATTGCTAGACGAGATAGTAGTGGTAATTTAACTGCTAACGTGTTTAGCGGTACTGCTACTTCAGCACGTTACGCTGACTTGGCAGAAAAGTATATTCCAGATAACAATTACGAAGTTGGAACAGTTGTAATGGTAGGCGGCGAAAAAGAAGTCACTGCGTGTACATTTGGCTCACGTGCAATCGGCGCAATATCTGGTAACCCTGCTTATATGATGAACAGCGGCTTAGAAGGCGGCGTATATGTTGCACTAAAAGGTCGTGTTCCAGTTAAAGTAACTGGCCGTGTTAAGAAAGGTGATCGCATGATTGCTAGTGAAGGCGGTGTTGCTATAGCAGGTCAATTCCACTCAAACGCAGATGTATTTGCCATTGCGTTAGAATCAAACGATAATATAGATATTAAAATAGTGGAGTGTTTAATTCTTTAAACAGCCATATCTGCTTTAATAGCAGGATCTGGATTATAGTTTTCCAACATAAAATCGTCGACTACATAGTCGGCGATTTTTTTTCCTACTGTAATAAACAATGTTGGTAATTGCTTTGGGGTGCGGGCTAGTTGTTCATTGACTGCGTCAATATGATTATTGTAGATGTGACAGTCTCCCCCAGTCCATACAAAATCGCCTACTTTTAAATTACACTCTCTAGCAATAATATGTGTAAGTAAACTGTAACTGGCAATGTTAAATGGTACACCTAAGAACATATCGCAACTACGTTGATATAGTTGACAACTTAGATACCCGTCAGTAACATTAAATTGACTTAATATATGACATGGCGGTAATGCCATTTGATCGAGCTCTCCGGGATTCCATGCAGTCATAATATGTCTACGACTACCTGGATCTTTCTTAATCCCTTCGATTAAATTCTCAAGTTGATCGATGTCGGAGTTTAGAAAAGGTCGTTGCCAATGACGCCATTGTACTCCGTAAACCCGACCTAGATCGCCTTCGAACTTTGCTTTTGGTTTCCAGTAATCTGCTTCTGCATTAGCAGTCCAAATAGTATTTTTACTGGAGTCTCTTGTGCCATGTAGGATTTCTGCAAGACGGCGTTCGTCGCCGCTACCTTCTAAAAACCAAAGAAGTTCCGAAACTACTGCTCGCCAAGCGAGCTTCTTAGTAGTAACTGCGGGAAAACCTTCTTGCAGATTAAAACGCATTTGATAACCAAACACGCTACGAGTACCTACACCCGTCCTATCAGTCTTGTTCTTTCCGTTTTCTAGTATTTGTTTTAGTGCTTCGTGATATTGTTTCATTGTGATATTCTTCTACTATACAGGTTCCTAAGTTAACAGTTTGATGTAATTTCATACCATCTAAGAACTCTGTTAAATCTATACTAGTATCGTTTAAGTATTCGCCTTGTATTCTAGTTAAGTAAACTTTATCTAAAACTGGTTTGCTTTGTAATAGTAAATTTGGTCCACCGATTACAAATATGTTTTTGCGTCTATTTGTCTGTTTTAAACTTTTTAATGCTTCGCAGGCATCGCCGCGAATTTGTTCTATATCTTCACGTTCTAAAAACTTGTTAGTAAAAAGAACATTTAATCGTCCAGGTAATGGGCTAGGCATATCGGGACTTTCCCAAGTCTTACGACCCATAACAACGACTTGATTTTGTGTAACGGATTTAAACCATTTCATATCGTCCTTGTTACTAGGCCACGGTAACGACCCTTTCCACCCCATACCACCTATATCATCTACTGCAAATAAAGCCGCTATCATAATTTATTTTTTTGGTTTTTTAAGAAAACTCTTTGTTTGTTTCATTACATCTTTCTTCACACGCTCAACGTCTAACCTGAAGTCTATATGTTCAATAGAATCCTCATAGGTTGTGATTAGTTCAGAAAGATGTGCTTCAAGATCGTCTATGCTGTTTTTTCTAGCGTGATCGTCGATGTTAATATCCCATACCTTCCCATCTTTGAAGATGATTCTCATCGAATACAAATATGGGATAGGTATTGCTTTTACATCTACATCGCTAAAAACCTCTGGCCATTGATCTACAACATCTTTTGGCAGAGATTTTTTCTTCACGCTTCAGCAGTAGCCTTCTTCTTAGTCGGTACCAGTGCTTCTGCTTGACGACGAAGTTCAGCGGCTTCTTTGCTCAAACGATCTGCTTGGCTTCGATAAGACTTTGCTAGGTCCTCGTCAGATAAAGGTTGCTCATTAATTTTTGCAACTTGGCTTTCGGCTACAACATCTGTCTTAGTAGTTTCTGTAATGTCTTTTACAGTAGCAACTTCAGTGGCTTGGGATCCATTGCCCAGTGCTAAGTCATTAACACTAATGCCTCTTTGCTCTGCAATGATTTGATTAAGTTGATCTAAACTAATAGTCGACTGCATCGTTGGAATCATTTCAATTTCAGATGTTTTAACTTTAAGCAATTTGCTATTAAAATGCAAATTGGCAAGCATGATACTACCGTCTGGGAAATTTGTACGAGCCATTGCTTCTGCAAATTCGTATGCACTTTGTCCTGCTGGGCTTTCGACTAATTTAATAAGAGAATCATGTTGATCATCAGATAAACTAGCAGTATCGATAACTAGTGCGGCATCACTTTCACCGGGTAGTGTTCTATAAGCAACGATAACTTTACGTCCGTTTGCTTTAATGCGTCCTACGTGTTTTAAATTAACCATTTTGTTGTTGTCCTTGTTTAGCAACGCCCTCTAAAAATCCATTGAGTTTGTTATAAACTCCGCCCACGGCCGCCATTTCGCCAGGTTTAAATGCACCACGCTGTGCCGCAAGGTCGATGATGCTTCTTAGTAGGTTTAAATCTTGAACATTTAAGTCTACTGATTGTTGCGCTTCTGCTGGCGCAGGTTGTTGTGCTACTTCTTGAGTTTCGGTTTTTTCGGTCATAATTATACTCCTTTGTATTATTATATATGCAGTTAATTATTTAGATACTTTAAATGTGAACACGCCAGTAAAAAGAAACTGGCTTCTTTTGGCTCTTCAAAACCAACTTTAATTTTGGTTTGATATTGATTATTTTCTAACACTAAACACTCGCCAATATAAAATCGGTGTTTAAGATTTTCGTAAATCCAATCCTTAACGGATGCTACAATATTATATTTTAGATCCAAATAGTAGTAATGGAAATAGGGAGGCGGATCCTGCACCTCCCTACAGCCTAACACATTAAGTGGATTTATTTTAGCATTATTTGCCATTATTTCTTATCAGGAAACTCGTAGTATGCGTATGTACCAAATGGCGGAACAATAGTGTCGTTACCGTGAATAATAAAAATTGTATCACAGTAATCTTCATCACCCCAACTGTCCCAAGGATAACCGTCTGTGAACATGATAAACTTCTTAGGGTTAATGTCATGTTCTTTCATGTATTCCCAGTTACAATCAAAGTCAGTGCCGCCACCGCCCATTAATTCATACTCGCCAATTTCTTCAGAAGTATATCCGTTAAAGTCTTGTTCATTATATACCTTAGTGTCAAAGCACCAGATTTTAATGTTGAAGTCTTTAAACTCTTCCATAATGCCTTTAATTTCGCCTAGGAAGTCTGAACCCATAGCATCAGTAATACTACCAGACATATCCAAAGATACACAAATATCGATGCTAGTATCAAAATTACAACCAGGCAAAATTGCGCCAGTCATTTGACCTTTGCGACTTGGACGAGCCCAACTAAAGTCGTTTTTAATTGTGCTCTGGATTTGCTGACGTAACAGTTCACGCCAGTTCATCTTTGGTTCAGTCATTTCCTTAATCATACGAGCAATATCACCAGGCACATTACCTGCGCCTGCGGCCTGTGCGGCTTGAATCATTGCTTCTTTGATTTCGTCGCGAATCTTTTTCAATTCTTCTTTACTATATTTTGGACCTTTGCCGTCGCCGTCTTTATCCGGATCCAAATGTTCGTCCAACAGTTCGCCAAGTGCGGCTAATTGTTCATCGTCGTATTTGCTATAGATTTCGTCATACACTTGTTCCGCACTCCAACCGTCATACTTGCGGTCATAGAAAAATTTAACTGGAGGATCGTCTCCGATACGTTCGCGTTTTAGCAAACCGTTTACGCAATAGTCAGCGGCAATATTCCAAACTTTCTTATCGCGACTTTCTACACGCATCATATGGTCATAAACACAATGCAAAATTTCGTGTGCTACAACGAATTCAACTTGTCTAGGAGTCATCTTTTCGAAGAACTCTCTGTTAAAGTAAAAATTACGGAAGTCTGTTGCGGCAGTGGGCAACCAATCGCTTGCATCGACAAGTTTCATGCGAGTAGCCATATTGCCAAAAAATGGATGACGTAATAGCAAACCAACTCGTGCTACAACAATCTTGTCGATAATTGGATCTAGTGAATGTGACATTTATGCTCCGTTTCTTTACTGTATGTTTATATTATACAGTCACTTCTATACTTTGTCAAGGTTAGAGGTGCATCTCTGCACCTCTATTTTGGTTATCGCTTGTCCTGAGCGGCCGCGATGTACTTACCAAACTTTTCGTGGAACTCATCGAAACACTCGATTTCGTCTGGATCTAACGGAAGTTGATATTGGGTAAGTGCAAGTTTGGTGCCCATAACAACCAATTCAGTTTCAAAATTATCCATCATAAAACGGAAGAAGTTATTAACCTTCTCGTCAAATTTCTTGTCTTGCTTTTCGGTTGCATCTTTCAACTCGTAGCACATAGACACAGTCAAAGAATACATAGCAGAAATTTCAATTTTGGAATCTAATTTCTTAACTTTACCGGCCAAAATATCTTCTGGCTTAGGCAGTTTGCTAGACACTTTTCGGTGTGCCATAAACTTAAGAGCAAGACCTTCACCCACTGCACCGGAAATCAAATCCATCAGCGTTTCATCGTTTGTGTCATCTTCCTCTAAAAGCTCAGAAACGAAACTCCAAGAACGGGGTGTTGCAAATGCACGGCTTGAAGACTTAGGATCGAAGTCGTACAAGTCTTTCTTGGCAAAAGTAACGTAGCCGACAACATCTTTGTGTACACGGTTGTTAGTAGCCCACAAAGACCAGTCATCAAAGTCTACACGC